TAACTACGGCTCTTCCCTACTGAGTATCCTGAGTTAACATTTGATGTCGTTACTAATAAAGAAACTCATAAAGATGTCCTGGGATTTGATAGCGAGGTTTGGTTCATGCATTCTATCGCCAGGGTACTGCAAGTCGGTGAACGAGCACAACTGAAAGATGATATTAAAGAACAGAAAGAAAATGAACAGTGGGATAGAATATGCGACGACCTGGTAACACTTATCCGTAACGATCCTGGTAAGAGCCGTAGTTATTATGAGAGGATGCCTATCGCTGAGGGAGGAGTTAAAGCGAGTCAAGAAAGAAAAGAGAGAGCTATCGACTCTCTGATAAAAGACGGTAGGATTGAAAGAGTTATGTTAGATAAACCTAGAGGAAGAGCTAATCATTTCCTTAGAGTTAACGAAGATGTAGAAGATAATAAAGAGGGAGGTAAGTATAGTGTCAGTTAATGGTTCGGCTAATCGTTCAAACGATCAGACCAAACGAACGATCACTTATCGAAGGACGGAGGAGAGGGTATTTCTACCTCTCTCCGTAGTCGTTCAGATGGTTTCGTCAGCTATCGTTCGTTCGCTCATGTCTCTAATAGAACGAACGATTACTTTTTCCCTTTACTTTTCTGATGAAGCGAACTATAGTAGATCGTCAACTAGAAGGAGTTGGTTGTATTATGAGTGAAGATGATACAAAAGATGAGGGTGAGAAGGTCGTTAAGATCCGTCCTGGAGCTAGGAAACATAATAGGAAAGCTCTCATGAATGCTCTGTGTCCACTACTAGAAAGCGGTATGTCTTTAACTGCTGCTTGTTATAAGGTTCCGGACTGTCCTCCTTCTAGCCAGATACTAGACTGGATTAGCACAGACCCAGCCTTAGCCGAGCAATACGCGCATGCGCGAGAACTTGGATACAAGATGATAGCTGATGAGATATTAGCTATCTCAGATGAGAACTATACGATCATAGAAGAAGACATACTGGACGAGGACGGACAGCCTATGCTTGATGACAGAGGTAATCGTTTACAACGAACAGTGAAAGCACCGATAAGCAATGAAGCTCTGGCTCGTAATAGATTGAGAGTAGACAGCAGGAAGTGGATGCTGAGTAAGATGCTGCCGAAGGTCTACGGCGATAAGATCCAGACAGAGCATGTCGGTAAGGACGGAGGACCAGTGCAACTTGCTGCGGTAGATCTGAAGAACCTGAGCGACGAGGAACTAAATCAATTGAACGAGACAATGAAGAAGATAGAGACAGATAAATGAAGAAAGTTCTACCAGCATCTCCAGCAGTCATGTCAGATCTCATCAAGGAAGAGCGAGACAGACGAGCAGCATCGTCGTCTCTGTATGAGTTCGTAAAGCAGGCATGGCATGTCGTGGAGCCAGGCATACCCTTCATCGGAGGGTGGCACATAGAAGAAATTTGTGAGCATTTGGAAGCTTGTTCTAGCGGAGATCTGAAGAAACTACTAATAAATATCCCACCCAGGCATTCTAAATCTACAATAGTAAGTGTAATGTGGCCAATGTGGGAATGGCTAACAGATCCTGCTCAAAAGTTTTTGTGTGCTTCATACTCAGGTAACTTAAGTATTCGAGACAATCTTAAGGCTAGGAGATTAATTCAGTCTCCATGGTACCAAGATAGATGGGGACATATGTTTAGTCTTGCAGGAGACCAGAATGCTAAACAGAGGTATGAAAATGACAAGACTGGATACAGGTTGGCTACATCTGTAGGCGGTACAGCCACTGGTGAAGGTGGATCTAGACTTCTGCTAGATGATCCGCATTCCGCACAAGAAGCACAATCAGACGCAATAAGAGAAGCAGCAGTAGAATGGTTCGACATGGTCTGGTCAACAAGATTAAATAATCCTAAAGAAGATGTAATGGTTACAATCATGCAGCGATTGCATGAGCGCGATATATCTGGACATATAATTGATGATATAGGAGGATGGGAACATCTTATGATTCCTGCAGAATGGGATGGTAAATCTCGTTCTACGAGTTTAGGGGTGTATGATCCACGAAAAACAGAAGGTGAACTAATATGTCCAGATAGATTCGGTGAGAAAGAAATACAAGACCTAAAACAACTTTTAGGCACATATGGTGTAGCAGGTCAGCTACAACAAGAACCTAGTCCATCAGAAGGAGGAATCCTGAAGACAAAATTTTTTGAACTTTGGCCACACAACTCAGGTTTACCTCCATTTGAATATATTCTTCAAAGTTATGACTGTGCATTCACAGAAAAATCTTCAGGAGATCCCACAGCATGTACAGTATATGCTATATTCACACATGAGGGAGCAAGACACTGTATGTTAATTGATGCCTGGGATGAGCACTTAGGTTATCCTGAATTAAGAGAAAGAGCCATAAAAGGTTGGCAAACTGAATACGGAGGTATGAGCAAAGATTCTCCATTCAGTAAAAGAAAAAGACCAGATAGAATTCTTATAGAAGCCAAAGCGAGTGGTCAATCTCTTTTACAAGATTTGCGCCTGGCAAATGTTCCCGCAATAGGCTATAATCCTGGCAATGCTGACAAGATAAGTAGAGCACATCAGGCAGCACCAACTTTAGAACTTGGTCATTGTTGGATACCAGAATCTAAAAAGAATCCTGGTCATGCTGTTTCATGGGCGCAAAACTTTATAAAACAACTAGCAAAGTTTCCAGTAGCAGCACATGACGATTATGTAGATACATTTACCCAAGCTATGATATATTTTAAAAATGATGGCTGGTTCATATTACCACAGGCTCGTGATTATGACGAACCTAAATTAAGATTAGTAGAAAAAGTTAACCCATATGCGATATAAAAATGATAGATAAAGATAGTTTAAAATTAGATACACCCAGAAGAACTCCTAATCATCCTAGCAGTTCTCATGTAGTAAAAACCAAAGTAGACGGCAAAGAAAAAATAATCCGATTCGGTGAGCAAGGAGCAAGTACAGCAGGTAAACCGAAGGAAGGAGAATCTGATAAGATGAAAAAGAAAAGAGCATCTTTTAAATCTCGTCACGCAAAGAATATAGCAAAAGGTAAATCTTCCGCAGCATACTGGGCAGACAAAGTAAAATGGAATACTGGCGGACATGTGTATGATAGTGATAGAATTAAAGCTAAAGCGAAAAATTTTTTCAACACAGGTGGCTCAGTAAATTTTGATCAAACAAGAATAAAAAGTTTAGCACAAAAACTCATGGAGGGTAAATAATGGCTGAAGAAGAAAATGAAATAGAAGTTACTAAGGAAGAGATAACAATGGTAGAAATACCTGAAGAAGAATCTCTTTTAGAAGATACTCCTGACGGAGGAGCTATTTTAAAAATGGAAAAAATAACAGTAAGCGGATCTACACCACATTTTGAAAACATAGTAGAAAAAGTAGATCAGAAAAAATTAAAGATAGCTATCACCGACCTATTAACTAAAATAAGTAGAGATAAAGAAGCTAGACAAAAAAGAGATCAACAGTACGAAGAAGGTTTGCGCCGAACAGGATTAGGCGATGATGCGCCTGGTGGAGCACAATTTAGCGGAGCTAATAAAGTTGTTCACCCAATGTTAGTAGAAGCATGTGTAGATTTTTCTGCACGATTCGTTAAAGAAGTGTTTCCGCCAACAGGACCAGTAAAAAGTAAAATTATAGGTGAAGCTGATAAAGTTAAAGTAGAAAAAGCTCAGCGCAAAACAGAGTTTATGAATTGGCAAGTAACTCAACAAATGATTGAGTTCAGATCTGAGTTAGAACAATTAAGCACCCAACTACCTTTAGGTGGTGGTCAATATATGAAGTACATGTGGAATGCTCAATATAACAGACCGACATCTGAATTCGTTCCTATTGACGATATATACTTACCATTTTCTGCTACTAACTTTTATACGGCAGAAAGAAAAACTCATGTTCAATATATTACTCACATGGAGTATGAAAAAAGAGTAGAAGCAGGAATGTATTGTGATATTGATTTACCTACTCCTAATGAACCTGAGTTTAGTAAAGCAGAACAAGCAAACGAAAAAATTGAAGGTAAGCAAAATACATCTTATAACGAAGATGGTTTACGAACTATATTTGAAGTTTACACTTCTTTAGATATAGAAGATGAATGCGGATTAGCTCCGTATATTTTAAGTATTGATAAATCTTCTGATAAACCTTTATCTCTTTATCGTAACTGGGAAGAAGACGACGAAAGGAAAAACGAATTACAATGGATTGTAGAGTTTCCTTTTGTTCCTTGGCGAGGTGCTTACCCTATCGGACTTACACATATGATTGGTGGTTTGAGTGGAGCAGCAACTGGAGCACTCAGAGCATTATTAGATTCAGCTTACATTCAAAATGTTCCTACTCTTCTTAAATTAAAAGGAGGACCTAACGGACAAACAATTAATGTTCAACCAACAGAGATTGTAGAAATGGAAGGAGGTGCACTAATTGATGATGTTCGTAAATTAGCTATGCCTTTACCTTTTGCTGGACCGAGTAATACTTTATTTCAATTATTAGGTTTTTTAGTTAATGCTGGTAAGGGAGTAGTACAAACTTCTTTTGAAAAGTTTAACGAGCAGAATCCTAATGCGCCAGTAGGAACTACCATGGCTATAATTGAACAAGGAATGGTTGTATTCAGTTCTATTCATTCTCGTTTACATGCAGCGATGGGAAGAAGTCTTGACATTTTACACAGAATAAATTCTATGTACTATACGCAAGAAGACCTTGACGCATTAAATGCTGGATTAGATATAACTGTAGAAGATTTTGATGGACCTGCTGATGTTGTTCCGATCAGTAATCCCGCTATATTTAGTGAAGCACAAAGATTTGCTCAAATACAAGCGATCATGCAGAGAGCACAAGCTATGCCACAGATGTATGATCAAAGAGCTGTTGAAGAAATGTTCTTAAGAACATTAAAAGTACCTGCAGGAGAAGTTTTGAATCCTCTTCCTGGTAGTGAAGATAGAGATCCTGTAAGTGAAAATGTTGCGGTAGCAATGGGTCAACCTATTTATGTTTTACCTCAACAAGATCATATAGCTCACATGGAAGTTCATATGGCATTTTTAAAATCGCCAGTGTTTGGTCAAAATCCTGCTATAATGCCTACGATACTTTACCCTATGGCTCTTCATTTAAAAGATCATTTACTTAATTATTATTTAGTAGAAGCACATAATGCAGTAGATCAGGCTCAACAAAAACAATTAATGCCTGAAGAAGCCCAACAACAAGTAGAAATTATTATAAAAGTTCAAGAATTTATTCAACAACAGTTAGGATCATTTGCTCAAGAACTTGCTCAAATAAGCGAAGCATCGCAGCAATTTAAACCTGAAGATCCAGCTATGAGAGGAAATGATTCTATGAAAATAGCAGAACTCAGTGCTCAAATTAAACAAGGTGAAATACAACAAAGAGCGGAAAGAGATAATGCTCAATTACAGTTTGATAATTTAAAACTTGATACAAATAGTCAGTTACAACAAATGAAAATGCAACAGACAGCAGAAATTGAGAGAGCTAAACTTATGGACAAAATGGAAGACAGAAAAGAGAAAGCTGAACTGCAAGGTCTTAGAGAAGTTTCTGAAACTGAGAGAAATAATATTAGAGAAATGTCTGAAACTGATAGACAAAATATTAGAGAAGATAATGAAAATGCTAGGAAGAAAGCAGATCTTAAAGCTAGAGAAAGAATGAATAATGCTGATAATAAGACAGCTAAAGAACTAGCTGAAATGGAAATGTTAGCTGACGAAAAAACTTCTTTTACTACAGGATCAGGAATTGACTTTGATCCTAAACCATAATCGTTCGTTCTATTAAGAAATAGACCGAACGAACGATTGATTTACGATGGAATTTGAGTTAAACAATGGAGGAAAAAATGGTAAAACCAACAACTAAGAAAAAAGGTAGACCACCTAAAAAAGAACCTAAAAGAGCTAGAAATTCTAAAGGTCATTACATCGCTGATGATCCAGGAACTTCTCATAACGAAGCATATGGAGAAAAACCATGGTCGTTAGCTAATATTAAAAGAAATTGGAAAATGGTTCTAATAGGAACTATAATTCTACTGGCTGTAATAATAGGTAATATGTAATCATATGTCATATTTACAAAGTAATATACCGTATTTTAAATGTTGGGTACGCAAAGAGTATACCTATAATCATGAGAAATTTCATGGAGAATTTTTACATGCCATGGCGGTAGCAGTTACAACCATACCTAATAGATGTTTAAGTTTTCAAGTTATCTTTACAGGAGCGGAAACTTACGACACAGAAGAAGAAAATATTCATGGGGGAGCAATGTGGGCAAGAATGCCCATAACTGCTTTAGTGGGGGATACACCACTTGATGAATGGCCAAAACCCATGGCTACACATGATGCTCAACCTTGGGATTGCTCTTCCCGAACTCACAGTGTTTATGTGTTGGACAGATGTTCTCCTTGTCCTTGGCTAGCAAAAATAGATGGAGAACTTTATCCCGCTAAATATTATTTTACGGTAGACTATACGGATTCAGAAATCGCAGATGACCCTGCTCAACATAAACAGAGTCATGTTTTAGAACTTCTGGATGCTGGAGAATACACTGGTAATATGGTAGCATTACCCAATAACCGAGTAAGAGTGACTCATCCTGCTTGGTTTAGTTTAGGCGAAGGAGCACCTGAGTTTAGACCTTCACAACATGTGCATTACAGTAAATCAGATCTGGATTACACATTAGATGTGAATCGTGTTTTTGACAACTTATATAATGGAGAAGAAAATGAAAAGTAAAGGTTACGCCAAAGGTGGTAAATCGAAAGGTTATGCTAAAGGCGGAAAAATGAATACTAAAGGTTATGCCAAAGGAGGTATGAAAACTAAAGGATATTCTAAAGGTGGAAAAATGAAAACCAAAGGATATGCAGCAGGAGGTTCTGTTAATATGGATGGAGCTGATGTACCTCAAAGAAAAAGAATGGCAGCAGGATTTAAAGTTACAGGACAATAAGGAGAAACATTATGAAAAATTTTATTATTTGTATTACTGTATTGATGTTAACTGGATGTGGCTCAGCAAGAGTATTATTAAATGCTGATATTCCTAAAGATCAAGACATTAAAATAGAAATTTCAACTAAACAAACTGAAGCATCTTAAAGGAGTAATTATGAAAAAAGGCTTATATGCAAATATTCATGCCAAACAGGAGAAAGTTAAAAAAGGTTTAAAAGATCCTGAAACTGGTAAGAAAATAAAAATGCGTAAAAAAGGAGATCCTGGCGCACCTACTGCCCAAGATTTTAAAGATGCTAAAAAGACCGCTAAACTTGCTGAAGGCGGTCATATTAATCAGCATAAAAGAATGGCGATGGGAGAAAAGATTTTATGAACATCGACCAAAAACTTTTGAACTCTTTAAAAGAAGAGCAATCTAATTTTGCTTTAGATGCTTTAAAGAGACCTCAAGAGCGCGATAATTTTGAGTACGGTTATCGTGTTGGAGTAGTAGCTGGATACGAAGAAGCTATTAATGTACTTTTAAAACTAACCGAAGAGGAGAAGTATGGTGACGACAACTTATGAGGATACGCTAGAAGAGGCATTCCCTGCAGTAGATGCAGGAATAGTACCTTTTGGTTCCCGTGTTCTGATTCAGATACGAACCGCTAAAAAGAAAACAGCTGGTGGTATTATTCTGACGACAGATACTAAAGATACCGAAAAGTGGAATACGCAGATCGGTAAAGTAATTGCGCTAGGACCTTTGGCATTTAAAAATCGTAATACGATGGATAGTTGGCCAGAGGGAGACTGGTGTAAGGTAGGCGAATATATTAGAGTAGCAAAATATGGAGGAGATCGATGGGAAGTTCCCATAGGCGATTCTAAAGATGATACTGCAATGTTCGTTATTTTTAATGATCTAGATGTGATTGGTCAAGTAACAGGAGACCCACTAAAGATTAAAGCATTTATCTGATAAGGAGATAAAATTATGGCAAAAACCAAACAACAAGAAGACGATACAGTTATGGTCGAAGTAGACGATAACGAAGAAACTCAAGAAGCGGTGGCAGAAGATATCGTTATAGTAGAAGACCAACCACCTGAACAAGAAGTAATAGAAGAAGAATCTGAAGAAGTAGTAGAAGAATCTGCAGAAGATGAACCTATTGTTGAAGAAGATGAACCTATTACAGCTGAGGAAGAAATAGATGTTGAAAGAGAAGCTATTCGAGAAAGAAGACGAAAAGAAAAACAAGAACGAAAAGCTCGTAGAGAAACAGCTATCAAAAGAGATAAAACAGAGTTAGATTTCTTAAGGAGTCGTAACGATGACTTAGAAAGAAGATTAACTGCGCAAGAAAGAAAATCTCAACAAGTAGAGCTAAGTACTTATGACACAGCTATTGCTCAAGCTAATAAAGAAGTTCAAATGGCAGATAGAGTTATAGCTAAAGCTGTAGAAACTAATAATGGTGAAGATGTAACTAAAGCTATGAAGTATAGAGATCAAGCTATGCAAAAAGCACAGCAATTATCTATAGCTAAACAGCAAGCATCTCAACCTCAAACAGAAGCACCTCCCGTAGACGACCGAACTATGTATCATGCTCAGAAGTTTATGGAAGAAAATCCTTGGTACGATTCTCAAGGTAGAGACGAAGACTCTGCTATTGTAATGGCAATCGATCAAGCACTAAGTAAAGATGGTTATAATCCTCAAACTGAAGAATATTGGGATGAACTTACTTTAAGAGCAGCAAGAAGACTTCCGGAAAGATTTGAAGAGGAAGATATTCCTGCTAAAAAATCTACTAGGAAAACTACTCGTAAAGCAAGAGGAGGACCAGCAGTTGGTTCGGGTAAAGAACATGCACCTACTTCTACCAGGAAAGAAATTTATATAAGTCCTGAAAGAAAACAAGCATTAATGGATGCAGGAGTGTGGGATGATCCTGTTCTTAGAACCAAATATGTTAAAAGATATGCCCAATATGACAAGGAAAACCAATGAAAATGAAAAAAATTTATTTTTACCTTTACTTTCATTTTAAATTAAACTATAGTGATTTTCAATCGCTGAAAAAAGGAGCGAGTATATGACCGACGAAAGATTAAAGAAACAAGCTGATGAAGGACGTAAGAGCCGTGCGATGAACGATCGTGCTGTAACCGAAGACAGAGAACTTACGGAAGAAGAGCGAGTAGATATGTTCCGTCAACAACTATTTCAGTCTAGCTTACCAGACTTACCAGAATTACCAGGTTGGCACATGTGTTGGCTAACCACTACGAATCCAAGAGATTCCATTCAACAGCGCATACGATTAGGTTACGAACCAGTAAAGCCAGAAGATGTTCCTGGCTGGGATTATGCAACATTAAAAACAGGGGATTGGGCAGGATTTATTGGTGTAAATGAAATGTTAGCATTTAAATTACCAATTTCTTTATATGAGAAATTTATGATGGAAGCACATCATGATGCTCCAAATAGAGAAGAAGGTAAACTTGCTGACACTGCGAGGTTCTTAGAAGAACAAGCTAATGCATCAGGCAGTAGATTAGAACAAGGTGATGGTACGAAGGAGCTAGGTGATGAAAGGGAGGGTTCATTTGAACTTTCCTGACGAACAACCTATTAACCAACAAAGGAGCAAAACATGTCATCGACAAGTGCACCGTTTGGCTTCCGTCCTTCCTATCACAACAGTGGTAGAATTACGGCGAAAGCCTACGTAATAGCTACGGGATATGCGCAAAACATATTTCAAGGCGATCCAGTCAAATTGACTGATGACGGAGTAATTCAACTTGCTACATCAGATGGTACCAGATCAGGTACTACTGACGGTATTAGTATGTTGGGTATTTTTGCTGGTGTTCAGTATAACGATTCTACTGGAAAACCATCATTATCTCCGTTTTGGCCAGCAAGTACCGCAGGTACCGAAATAGTAGCATGGGTATATGACGACCCAGAAACTATTTATGATGTTCAATACACTAACCCATCTTCAGGCACAACAATACAAACTGCCGTAGGTGAACAATGTGATTGGACAGTGGCTTCACCAGGTGGTTCTACTCAAGTAGGACTTTCATCAACCCAATTAACTGCGATCCAAGCAACCTCTGGACAATTCCAGATCACAGGTATTGCTGGGGGACCAGATAATGGAATAACTGATGCTTATGTTACAGTGACAGTTCGTATAAACGAATCACAGTATAAAGCTCCAGTTAATTCTGTATAATTAAGGAGGACTAAACTATGGCTACTCCAATGCGTAGTACAGACTTCCGATCCGTCGTTGAGCCTATTCTCAACGAGGTATTTGATGGAGTCTATGAACAAAGAGCGGACGAATGGAAAGCAGTTTTCCGTGAGCAACAAGGTATACCGAGAAATTATCATGAAGAACCAGTTCTTTATGGTTTCGGTGCAGCACCTGAATTGCCTGACGGTATGGCTGTTACTTACCAATCTGGCGGTATTTTGTTTGTGCAAAGATATCTTTACCATGTTTATGGTTTAGCATTTGCGCTAACCAAAGTATTGGTAGAAGATGGGGATCACATTAGAATAGGTCAAACTTATGCTAAACACTTAGCACAATCTTTGATTGAAACTAAAGAAACCTTAACCGCTAATATAATGAACAGAGCATTCAATGCTGCCTATCCAGGTGGCGATGGAGTTGCTTTAAGTGCTAACAATCATCCGATTGTAAATGGTACTTTCAGTAACACTTTAACAAATGCTGCTGCATTGTCTCAAACTTCACTTGAGCAGATGCTTATTCAAATTCGAAATGCTGTTGACAATAATGGTAAAAGAATTAGATTAACACCTACTCAGATTGTTACAGGACCAAGTAATGTATTCCAAGCAGAAACACTACTTAAATCTGTATTGAAAACTGGGACTGCTGACAACGATATTAACCCTGTTAAATCTATGGGGTTATTGAGTGATGGGCAAGCAAATCTTTCAAGAATTACTTCAACCACAGCATGGTGGATCCAAACAGATGCACCTGAAGGATTAAAACTTCTAATGCGTCGTGGTTTAGAAAAATCTATGGAAGGTGATTTTGCAACAGACTCAATGCGTTACAAAGCAACCGAAAGATATACTGTAGGATGGACAGACCCAAGAGCGGTCTTTGGAACTCCAGGAGTATAAGACTAAAACAGATTCCTCTCATCTTAAAGGTGGGAGGAATCTAAATTAGGGATTTTAAAATATATATCTGACAGTGACCCTAGACTGACGACATGCAGACAGATATATATGTTTATTAACTCGCATGTGAGGAGAAATAAAATGGGAACAACAACTTTTTCAGGACCAGTTAAGGCTGGTACAATTGACTCAACAACAGGTACTACTGTTGGCACTGATGTATCTAATGTAGGATTTGTCGTAATGGGACAATCTGCTAAACCTAATATAACTGGTGCAAGTCAACTTAATCAAAGAATGGCGGTCGTACCTGCTAATTCACAAATCGTAGATGTTATTTTAAATGTAACAACTGCAGGTGATGATAGCGGTGCAGCAACAATTTCAGTAGGTACTGCAGCAGATCCAGATGCTTTTTTAGCAACTGTTAATACTAAAGCAGTAGGAACTACTCATGGAACTTTAGATACTGAAGCTACTGATGTAGGTTCAACAGATTTAGAAGTTCTTGCTGATTTTACTGGAGCTACTGGTGACGGAACAGCAGGAGTTGCTACAGTTACAGTAACTTATTTACAGAATAATAACTTATCTTAGGAGTTATAAATGGCAAAAACTAAAGCTAAAACTAAAGCTAAAACTGAAGTAGAAGCAGAAGAACCTAAAACTAAAGTTAAAAAAGTTATAGATAAATATGCTAGAGCAGGTTTAGTAAGAGCTGTTAAAAAGGAGAAATAGTTATGGCAGATGCAGTAGCAACTCAAGTTATCATGGATGGCGAAAGATTATTCATTGGTAAATATACTAATCTCTCTGACGGTACTGGCGAAAGTAAAGTTACAAAAATTGATGTATCAGGGCTAGCAAGAAGTGATGACAACTTTCCTTGTAATGGTATCAAAATTAATAAAATTTGGTGTCAAACTTCAGGAATGGCTGTAGATCTTTATTGGGTAGGAGATCCTACTCCAGCAAATGATGCTTTAATAGTAACTTTACCAGAAGATCAACTTTATGATGTACCATATGATACTTTTGGAGGACTAACTTATAATGCGACAGGAACAGCAAATGCTGCTGGAGATGTAGCTATAAGTACCAGAGGAGCAGCAAATGGAGATGGGTATACTTTAATAATTGAAGGTATAAAAACTTACGGAGCAATAGCATAATGACAATAAAATATGTAAAAGATTTTGAATTTCCAAGCGATGCAGGATATACAAAATCATCAGCACCTCGTAAAATGAACAGAGGTGGTAGAACCAAAGCTCTTAAAAATATAAGAGACGAAGAAGCACGAGTGATTGGTGTACAAGACGACGCAGCAGATGAATTAAGAAGAGTAAAAGCTAGAAGATCTAATGATGCTCAAGAAAGAAGAGATAAAAAGCAACAACTAGCGAGAGTAGGTTCTCGTAAAAGAAATGCTACAGATGAACTAGGAAGACTTCGTGATGAAGCTGAGTACGAAATCAAAAGAGGTGCTATGGGTGCTAAAAAAGGTGGTGGTAAAAAAGACTGGATTAAAGGTGCAGTTAAAAAACCAGGAGCACTTAGAGAGTATATGGATGTTAAAGAAGGACAAAACATTCCTAAGAGTAAAATTAAAAGAGTTGCTGATGGTAAATCAGCTACTCCTGGTGGACCAAAACCATCAGGTAAAACACAAAAAAGAGCACAACTTGCAGAAACTTTTGCAGGTATGAAAAAAGCAACAGGAGGATCAGCTACTATGAAAAAATCAAAAGGTTACGCTAAAGGCGGTATGAAAAAAGCAAAAGGTTATGCTAAAGGTGGTCGTCAAGGTTATAATGATAAACTTGATGAATCATTAGCAATGACAGACGGCAAAGAGTCTACCAAGAAACAATCTTTTAAAGATAGAAGAGATGAAAGCGCAGGCATGGAGAAATCTCTGGGTCGCAAAAAGTATGCATCAGTAGACACTATGGATAAAGGCGATAGAGATGATGCTTTAGCTGGTTTCAAAAATATGGGAACTATGAAAAATTCATGGTCTTAAAATAAATAATTAATTTTAAGGGGTCTGCTGTATCAGTCTGACCATTAGCAGTATAAAATGGATAAAATGATATGGCGTATTCTAATAATATAAGTATTAAAACTTTTAATGCTTTAAAAGTTGTGGATCATGCTTTTCGTAGATGTAAGTTACCTGCTCAAGCAATAACTGCTGAAATGCAAGATTATGCTTTAGACACTTTGGCTTTCTTTTTAGATGAATTAGCTAATATTAAAACACCTAGCTGGTGCGTACAAAAACAAATACTTCCTCTTTATGAAAATAATCAAATTGTAACTTTACCTGCTGGAACAGTAGATGTATTAAATCTTAACCTTAACATCTTACAAGAATTAAGCGGTACAGTAACTTCTACTGCCACATTATATCAAGTTAATTTTACTTCAGCTACTGTAGTTAATGAAGTAGGAATAAAATGGTCTAATACCGCTATACCTGTTACTATTCAAACTAGCTCTGATAATGCTACTTGGACTACTGTAGCTACTTATGATGGTAAAAATATAGCTACTAATAGTACAGCAGTCGCAGGTGATATAACTTGGATTGAAATAACAGGAGCATTAGCTAAGCAATACTTTAAAATTATTCCTACTGATGGTGTTTCTACAATATCTTATACTTCTATAACTTTAGGTAATATGCCTCAAGCTATACCTATGGGTATATTAAGTAGAGATAATTATGTTAACCAAAGTAATTTAGTGTTTAGTGGAAGACCAACTAGCTTTTATTATCAAAGAAATGTTCCTCAACCTGTTGTTAACCTTTGGCCATGTCCTGATGCTGCCGCAGAAAAATATCAATTAGTATTATGGAGACATAGACAAATAATGGATACAGATAATTTACAACAAGAAATAGAAATACCTAATAGATGGTTAGAAGCTATTATAAATGGTTTAGCTCTTAGAGTATGTGCAGAAACACCAACTGCGCCAGGAGAATTAATTCCTCAATTAGAATTAAGAGCTAATCAAAGTATTCAAAGAGCATGGGATGGTGATAATGACGGATCGCCTATAGAAATTAATCCAGGAATAGGAGTCTACACAGCATGACTATTTATTTAAATCCTGAAGGTCAACCAACATTTGGAATAGGTATATGTGGAAGATGCTCTGAAAAATTCTTTTTAGCAGATCTTGAACCTGATCCTAATTTTCCAGGATTAATGGTATGTAAAAAAGATAGAGATGAATTAGATCCTTATCTATTACCTCCTAGAAGACCTGATCAAATTGTTTTACCTTTTAATCGACCTGATACTAATATTGATACTCATCCTGCTGGGGTTATTCAAGAAGATGGTGATGGCTTCATTATTCAAGAAGATGGCGATAAATATCTGGAGATGGAATAATGTCTGATGTACCAAGTAATTTAATACCTAGTAGAGTTACGCAGTTACCTACTGCGCCTGTGGCATCTGCAGATGGTTTACTTTTATTTACTTTTGAAGGAGTAAGTTATCAAATTCGTGCAGGAGATTTATTACAAGTTTCAGGAGTACCTACTACTAGACAAGTTATAGCAGGAACAGGAATGACTGGGGGAGGACCTCTAAGTAGTGATGTTACCTTAAGTATAGCCAATGGTGGAGTAGGAACTACCCAACTTGCAAGTTCAGGAGCTACACCAGGAACTTACGGTAATGCTACAACAATACCTGTTGTGACTGTAGATTCTACAGGAAGAGTAACAGCTGTAACAGAAATATCAGCTAGTTCAAGCGGTACTGTCCCTGACACAAGGCAAGTTATAGCAGGTTCAGGTTTAGAAGGAGGAGGATTTTTAAGTTCTGATGTAACTTTAACTGCTGATTTTGAAGATGATGTACCTTTAACAGGTACAACAGGAGGTAATCCAGGAGCAAGTATTGAATTATCAAGAGGAGATCATAGACATCCTCCTGTAGATCTTGGAAATGCTGATCAAATAGATGGCTTATTACCTATTGACCAAGGAGGTACAGGTAAAAGTAATACCTCAACTCCTGGTGGTATAGCTTATGGCGGAGGTTCTGATATAGGTTTAGGTCCTGCAGGTTTAGCAGGTCAAGTTCTTATATCCGGAGGTACTGGTGCTCCGACTTGGGGATCTGCTTTAATTCAATCAGATCAAGCTGCCAATTTAATATATGGTGGTCCTGCATCAGGTCCTGCTGCACCAACAGCATTTAGAAATTTAGTCAATGCTGATTTACCTGCTTCAGGAGCATCTGCAGGATCTTACGGTTCATCATCAGCAATACCTGTTATAACTATTGATGCTAAAGGTATTGTCACAGCTATTTCTACCACTTCTTTTCAAACTGGTTTAGATTATCAAGGAACTTGGAATGCTTCTACAAATACACCTACATTAACTTCTTCAACTGGTACATCTGGACATTATTATATTGTAAATGTAGCTGGTACTACTAACTTAGATGGTATTACTGATTGGCAAATAGGCGACTGGGCAGTTTTTAGTAGCACAGGTGTTTGGCAAAAAATTGATCAAAGTAATACGGTAACTTCAGTTAATGGTCAAGTAGGAGCAGTAAATTTAACTACTATTGCTAATTTAGCAGGAGGAGATGCTAACAAGATACCTTACCAAAGTGCAGCAGACACTACAGCATTTACACCAGCTCCAAGTTCTGCTAATAGTTATTTAAAATGGGATGGTTCAGCATTTGTTTGGGTAACTGCTACTTCTGCAGGTGTAACAGCAGTTAGTGGTGGCTCAACAGGTTTAACACCTAGCACTTTAACTACAGGTGATGTAACTTTAGCAGGTACACTAGTTCCAGCAAATGGAGGAACAGGATTAACTTCTCCTGGTACTTCTGGTAATGTATTAACAAGTAATGGTTCAGCATGGGTGTCTCAAGCTAGTCCTGCTGTCACAACTGATGAAGTTGTTGCTTTAGCAATAGCTTTAGGATAAGGAGATAAAATGGCAAATGCTTTTTTAAATAAAATGTCAAGAGACATAGGAACATCTCTGACTGCCGTAGGCGGTTATACAGTAGGTGCTTCTACAGAGACTACAGTTATAGGTTTAACAGTAGCTAACACCACTGCATCTACTGTAAATATAGATGTAACATTAAATGATGGAGCAAATGACACATATGTTGTTAAAGACGCACCTATTCCAACAGGAGGAGCATTAGTTCCTATTGGAGGAAATCAAAAAATTGTTTTAAACACAGGGGATTCAATAAAGGTTAATTCAGATACCGCAAGTTCAGTAGATGCGATCCTCTCAATATTGGAGATAACATAATGGCAAATCCGTATATAGGTAATGCACCTACAGCAAGACCACTAACTTCATCAGATATAGAAGATGGTTCAATTACGACACCAAAACTAGCAACTGATGCTGTAACAACTGTTAAAATAAATAACGGAGCAGTTACTACCGCTAAATTAGATTCAACAATCGCTCCTGCTATAGTTGGCGGTACAATAGATAATGCACCTATTGGAGCAACAACAGCTAATACAGGTAAATTTACTACTGTAACAGCTACAACAGGAATATCAGGAGGGACATTTTCATGATCACTTATTACTTTTTTATAAACGGAGAACAACATGGCTGAAACAGGGTATACCCCAATACAACTTTATAGAAGTTCTACCGCAGCAGCTACACCAAGCGCATCCGACTTAGCTGATGGGGAACTCGCTATTAATACTAATGATGGTAAATTATTTTTTAAAAATTCAGGTGGTGCAGTAACTGAAATTGCTTCTACTGGAGGTAATACAGGAACAGTAAGTTCTGTAGCTTTTTCTACAGGAAGTACAGGGTTAAGTGTATCAGGTAGTCCTATTACTACGAGCGGTACTATCACATTAGCAGGAACTTTAGCAACAGCTAATGGTGGAACAGGTTCTACAAGCACTACTTATTGTAATCTTACAAGTAATGTTACAGGAACCTTACCTACTGCTAATGGCGGTACAGGTTTAACTTCTTTTGCTGCAGGAACTGATTATGTGGCACCAGGAACAGCTACAACTTTTACAGCTAAACAAACTTTAGCTGGTTCTACTAGTTCTCTTTCAGCTGTAGTTAAAAATATGGCTGAAGTAACTACAGTATCAGCAACTGCTGCTACAGGAACAATTGATTTTGATACTTCTACTCAATCAGTACTTTATTATACTTCTAATGCTGCTGCTAACTTTACAGTAAATTTTAGATGCTCTAGCGGAACTTCTTTAGATACTGCGATGTCTACAGGTGAAACTTTAACTTGTGCATTTATGGTTACTAATGGAGGAACAGCTTATTATAATAATGCTATTACAGTAGATGGAGTATCTGTAACTCCTAAATATCAATTCGGTACAGCTTGGAGTTCAGGTAATACTAATTCTATTGATATTTATTCTTACACTATAGTTAAAACTGGCTCAGCAGCATTTACTGTATTTACAAGTCAGTCTAAATTCGCATAAGGAGAAAAACATGCCTATATTAGAAACAAGAGGAAATGCCTGTGCAATGGCTTTTGGTTTTTTAACTGGAGCACCGCCAGAACCACCAGGAAGTTATTCTTTTCCTAATAATTTTCAAGGACTTAGTTATCAACCTACTGGTTGGGCAAATGTTACCGTAGAAGTAAATGGAGCAGGAGGTTTTGCTGCAAGTAATCCTTATGGTTACCCAACTGGTAGTAAAGCAGAAAGAACTAACACTCCTGTAGCTGATCTTTATATATCTACTCCTTCTAGTTCTCAGTACCAGCCTAATTCTAATGGTGGTAATGGTGGTTCAGGAGGTTCTGTTAGTAGATATCCATATCGAGGAGAAAAAGGAGGTGCTGCTGGTGTAGCATATTGGAATGGTGGCTCTGATGCATTAGTTGCTGCAGGTGGAGGAGGTGCTTCATTTACAATGAGTAGCAGTAGTCGTCGAGGCAAACAAGAAGGAGATTCTAGTGGAAGTTGTCCTAACTCAGGTAGCGGTAATAATGGTGGTAGCGGTAGCGGTGGTGCTTGTTATTACGGCGGTGGCGGTGGAGGTGGCGGTTACTCTACTGGAGGTAATGGTGGCTCTATAAATAATGGAGGTAGAGCAGGTGGTAATGGAACTGGTCCTGATCCCGCAGGAAGCGGAAGTTATAATTATACGAGTGTAACTGTAGGATCTCACAATTCTACAGTTTATGATGCTTCAATAACTTGGGGATAATTTTTATGAGACACTGGATTAAATATAAAAATGGTAGATTTGGAGGAGTATATCAAGGTGATTCTATTGAATATGGTTTTGAAGATGATAAAATAACTATAGATGAAAACACTTCTGATCAAGATTTATTTAGTTTAGGTATATTAAGATTAAATAAATGGAAAGCAGAATTTCCAAATAGACCTTATAAAATACAACATGGTCCTAAATATGAATTTGTTAATGATGGTTCAGCTGAAGTTAATGAAGTTTTTGACATAAGATATGAAACTTTTGAAGAAATAAGAAATATAAAAATAGACACATGGTATATGAATAAAGACGGTATTCATAAACAAGGAGTATATTATAATGGTAGACATTTTGACTGTCGATTTAGAAATATGTCTCATTTATCTATTTTAGCTTCTATGATACCCTTAGGTAAATACCCTGAAAATTTTGAATATTTTGACTCAAAAGGAGAAAGATTTTTATTTCCTGAAGAAGATTGTATAGGGTTATTAGAAGCATTTACTAAAATGATTGTAGATTTAGAAACATCTACATATAAAGTTTTTAATGAAATTATGGCAATAAATGATATAGATGAATTAATAGCCTATGCTCCTAAAATAGAATTTGAGATGTATAATAGTGATGGAAATTTAATTGGAGAAGGAGCACCAGACGATGTACTTTGATAGTAAACCTTTATTTGTTAATTTACCTATAACCGAAGCTATGGTAAGTGCAGAAAACATATTAAATGAAAAAGCTGAATCTTTTTCAGTATTTTCTTCTGAGTTAAATGGTAAAACAGTATTTGATGTAGGATGCTGCGATGGAAGATTTTCTGCATGGTGTTTAGATCAAGGAGCTACACATGTTCATGGTTTAGATGTTAATAGTAATTATATAGCTGGTGCTGAAAATATTATGCCTAATTATTTTACAGCAGACAAATATACTTTTGAGGTAGGTGATATAAATACTTATACTCCTACTGCAACTTATGATGTAGTTATTTTATTTAGTATATTATATTTTGGAGATGTTGATACTCAAATAGAAAAAGCATGTTCTATGGCAGATACAATATTAATAGCTACAGAATGGAGCGATGCTTGTCCTGAAGACGAAGTTACTGCTAAATTTACTTCTTTAAATTATACTTTAGAAAATATAGTAACAACTCCTGCAGAATTAACATTATTAATAGCGAGAAAAGGAACTTAATATGGAACAAGTTTTACTCGCAGGATTACCAAGATCAGGATCTACCGTATTATGCGGTTTATTATCTCAAAACCCTGAAATAAATGTTACAGAAGCATCAACATTATTACCTCTTTTAATGAATGTTAGAGAATGGTGGTCAAATGCGCCTAAAAATAGAGTTACAGAAAAACAAGAAAAACTTACACCAATCTTAAAATCTATTTTTGAAACATATAATGATGGAAATCACACTGTAAGTATAGATAAAGATAGAAATTGGCCATTTTACTTAGATTTATTAGACACTTTAACTGATAAACCTACTAAAATAATCTGCACAGTAAGACCTCCATTAGAATGTGCTGCTTCTTTTGGTAGATTATATGAAAAAGAGCCAGAAACTTACACTCAAATGGAAGAAATAACTAGAACAATAGGATTTACTACATTAGATAGAGCTAAATCAATGTTAAGTCCAGAAGGATCAATAGGAAAAGCATATTCTGCTCTTTTTGAAGCATCTGTAGTTCAAAATAGACATGAAAATATGTTATTTTTAGATTATCATAAATTATGCGCTAATCCTCAAGAGCAATTAGCCAGAATTTATAAATATTTAGGTATAAATTTATTTAAAAATCATAATTTTGATAAAATAACTAATGCTCAAGAACAAAATGACTTAAATTATAGATCTTTTAGTAAAACTCATCAAATTGAACCTAAATTAAGAGAAGGTTATAGAGATTTAGGTAGATTAAACATGTTTAAAAATGAATTTAATTGCGAGGAGTTCTGGTCGTCATGGATATAATAGATTGGAGCAGAAAAATAGGAAATCTTGATTCTTCTAAAATTATGAAGTTTATTTCTTCATTACCAGAAGAAGATTGGAATGAATTTACTGATAGACAAACTCGTTTTACTTTTCATAAATATACTCAATGTATTGCAGGTTTATTTCCTGATAGATCAGATTGGCCAAAAGTAAAATTAGAAACTTTTAAACACTCAGAAACATTATCTAAATTAGTTCAAGACTTGTGTTTCAATGTATCTGATTATTATCAAAAAGATTTTAAAGTAACTACTGCAATGGTTGTTAAAATGCAAGGTAATTCAGAAATTGAGTCTCACAGTGATACTCATCCTTATTTTGGTGAAACTCATAGAGTTCATTGGTGTTTAGAAGGTGATTATGAAAATATGCATTTTGTCATAGCTGGTAATAAAATACCAATGATGAAAGGTGATGTTATTGAGATAAATAACAGGTTACCTCATCATGTAGTATATGATGGTGATTCTCCTCGTTATAATTTAATAATAGATTTTGCAGAAAATCATAAAGGAAGAATGATATGATAAAAATTTTAGTTATGGGATTACCAGGATCAGGAAAAACTACTTTTTCTAACTCATTAAGAAACTTTTTTAATGAATCTAGATCTATTAATTGTGTTGAACATCTTAATGCTGATAATATAAGAAAAAAGTTTAATGATTGGGACTTTAGTAAAGAAGGAAGAATAAGGCAATCTTTAAGAATGAGTGATTTATTAGAAGAATCTACTGCTGAATATACTATAGCTGATTTTATAGCTCCTTTACCAGAAATGAGAAAAAATGTAAAAGCAGATTGGGTAATATGGTTAGACACTATTGAATATAGCAGGTATAAAGATACTGATGATATGTTTATAGCACCTAAAATTTATGACTTTAGAATACCTGAACAAAATTCTGCTAAATGGGCATATTATGTAGGAATGAATATTTTAGAAAATAAAAGAAGACCTAAATTTGATTGGAAGAAAGAGACTGTTCAAATGTTAGGTAGATGGCAACCTTGGCATAAAGGACACAGAGCTTTATTTGAAAAAGCTATAGTTAAAACAGGACAAGTAGTTATTCAAATAAGAGATTGTAATGGATGGAAAAATTCTAATCCTTTTAATATAAACCAAATAGAAAATAGTATAAGAAAAGATCTAGATCCTTTATATCAAGGTCAATATGAAATACAAACTGTTCCTAATATTGTTAATATTACATATGGTAGAGATGTAGGTTATAAAATAGAAAAAGAAGTTTTAAATAAAGAAATTGAAAATGTATCTGCTACAAAAATTCGTGAGGAGATGAAATTATGAGTTACACAATGACTTATGATAGTTTATTGGTAGATCTGAGAAGATATTTAGAAAGAGGATTTACTCAAAATAGTGATCAAATTGTTTTTGATCAACTTCCTAGATTAGTAACTTTAGGAGAAAGAAGAATAGCTAGAGAACTTAAAATAGAAGGATTCATAAGAGCAGTTAATCTACCATTAGCGGTAGGTGTTTCTACTTATCTAAAACCTGATAGATGGAGAGACACTACTTCTATGACTGTTAATGGAACTGCCATCCAAGCACGATCGTATGAGTACTGTAGGAACTATTGGCCAAATGAAGCGGAAACAGGAACCCCACAATTTTATGCTGATTATGATTATCAACATTGGTTAATAGCTCCTACACCGAATACGACAGACACTTTAGAAATTTTATATTATGAACAACCTGCATTATTAGGAGATGATTTTCAAAGCAACTGGTTAACAGAATATGCTCCTGATGTTTTATTATATGCTGCTTTATTAGAAGCTACACCATTTTTAAAAGATGATGAAAGAATACAAACATGGAGAGAATTATATGATAGAGCAGCACAAGCATTAGCAGGAGAAGATTTATCTAGAATAATGGACAGAACAGCAACAAGGAGTGAAGCATAATGCCTACTTATACCGATGTATTTGGCGGAGCCAATATTTACCCAAGTGAAATAAGTTACAGCTCAGTAGCTTTATCTTCTGATATTACCTTATCTTGGCCAGAAGAAACTTCTACTAATGTTAATTTAGCTACTAGAATAATAGATGTAACTCCATCTACTTCTGGTTTAGCTATAACTTTACCTGATGCTACTAAAAGCGGTACTGGTAATACTATTTTATTTAATAATAAAGGAAGTGATACTTTTACAGTAAATAATGCTGGAGGAGTGCAAGTAGCAACCATTGCTGCAGGTCAGATATGGCAAATATATTTAACCAATAATACTACTGTAAATGGTTCTTGGCAGATTCTTCAATATGGGGCTACTACTTCAAGTGCTAATGCTTCTGCTTTAGCAGGTACAGGTTTAGTAGCAGTAGGTTCTTTACTTTCTCAAGCTGTTCCTATAACAGGATTTAACAGTGATTTTACTGCTAATGCAGATTCTAGAGCTATATTTTATAATTGGACAGGAGCAGGAGGAACTTTAACTTTACCTGATCCTGCTGTAGTAAATGATAACTGGTTTATATATTTAAGAAATTCAGGAACAGGAGCAGTTCTTGCTGATCCCTCAGGAGTTACTTTAATTGACGGTGGTAATGATTTATCTTTTCAACCTGGTGAATCTGCTATCATTGCTTGTGACGGTACTAATTTTTATACTATAGGTTTTGGTCAATCAGCTACTTTTGCTTTTGATTATACAGTTATTGATATTTCAGGAACTGGTGATTACACCTTAAGCGGTACAGAATTAAATAGAGTAGCTTATAGATTTACAGGAACTCTAAGCGGTAATAGAAATGTAATAATACCTGCGACTGTTCAACAATATTGGATAGATAATAGAACTACAGGAGCATATACTTTAACAGTAAAAGTTAGTGGTCAAACTGGAGTAACTATTGCTTCAGGAGTAAGAGGAATATATTATTGTGATGGTAGTGATATTCTTGATGCTGACACTTCTTCAGTATCTTTACCTCTAGCTATAAGTGATGGCGGTACAGGAGCAACAACTGCTGGTGCTGCTTTAATTAATTTAGGAATATCAGCCACAGGATCTGCCTTATTTACAGCAGCAGATACGGCAGCAGCATGGAGTGTTTTAGGAGTAGCTCCATCAGGAGTAGTTAATGGGGGTACATTTACATAATGCCTATTCAAACCGCAGTATTAAGATCTAATCCTGGTATAAAAAGAGATGGGACTAAGTTTGAAGGAGACTTCTATACTGACGGTCAATGGGTGCGTTGGCAACGAGGATTACCTCGTAAAATGGGAGGTTTCAAAACTACTCAAAAATCTTTACAAGAAGTAAGCAGAGGTTTTTCTACTTTTACTCAAATGATGTTTGTATATTGTCATTCAGGAGGTACATCTTCTTTAGAAAGATTTACTTTAGATGGCACAGGAAACAGCTCAATAGTTACTGACCGAACTCCTGCCACCTTAACTGTAGATGATCATAATTATTGGATGTTTGATGTAATTTATGATTCATCTACTAATCAAAATTATTTAGTAGCTCATGTTTCTCCTAATGGTGATTGTATATGTAATGATCAGGGAGGTCAAATTTTTTATGGTGAAGTTTTAGGAACAGCAGTATTAAATCCTATAACTTTACCAGCTAATACTAATGTCACAGGAGGTATAGTAAGTTTACATCCTTATTTATTTTATTACGGTACTGACGGTAATATAGGTTGGTCAGTAGCAGGAGATCCTACAGATTTATCAGGTACAGGTTCAGGAGTTGCTAGAGTTTGGGGACAAAAAATTATAAAAGGATTACCTATGAGAGCAGGATCTGGAACTGCTCCTGCAGGATTATTTTGGGCATTTGATGCAGTTATTAGAGCTACTTTTGTAGGAGGAACAACTATATTTCAATTTGATGTTATAGCTACAGGAACTTCTATTATGTCTCAATTCTGTGTAGTAGATTATGATGGAGTATTTTATTGGGCAGGTGTTGATCGTTTTTACATGTTTAATGGTGTAGTAAGAGAAGTTCCTAATAGTATGAACTTAAATTATTTCTTTGATGAAATAAATGTAGATGCGCAAACCAAGACTTTTGGTTTTCAAATTCCTAAGTATGGTGAAATATGGTGGTGTTATCCTAAAGGAACTGCTACTGAATGCACACATGCTGTAGTTTATAATGTGAGAGAAAATACCTGGTATGATACAGAACTTCCAAATGAAGGAAGATCAGCAGGACATTTTAATAACTCATTTGCTGCTCCAGTTTTAACAGGAATTAAAGCAGATCTTTTACCAGTAGATCCTACCATAACTTTAGCTGTTACAGTTTCTAATCCAGGAAGCGGTAATAAATATTTTATAGACGGAGTTCAACAACCTACTTTAACTTTAACTGAAGGAAATACATATAGGTTTGATCAATCTGACTCTACAAATGGAACTCCTTCTTCTCATCCGTTAAGACTTTCAGAAACTTCAGATGGTACACACGGAGGAGGAACAGAATATACTACAGGAGTTACAGTAGTAGGCACTCCAGGAAGTGCTGGTGCATATACAGAAATAGTAGTTCCTACAGGAGCACCTACTTTATATTATTACTGTTCTGTTCATTCAGGAATGGGTGGTCAAGCTAACACTCCTGCTAGAGGAGAAGGTTATAAAGTATGGCAACATGAATTTAAAGTAGATGAATATGATGGTCCTAATATAAGACCAATAAAATCTTATTTTGAAACTTCAGATTTATCTACTTTAGTTACAGGAGAAAATAGATATCTAAGAATAACAACAATTGAACCAGATTTTGTTCAAAATAAAGATATGACGGTAACAGTTACAGGAAGAGCTAATGCTAGAGCACCAGAGGTAGTAAGTACTCAATTTACTTTCCCTGACTCTGCTACTGAGCCTTATGAACAAATAGTTATGTTAAAAGAACAAAGAAGAGAATTAAGAGTTAGATTTGAGTCTAACTCTGTTTATGGTGATTATCAAATGGGGCAAATAATAGGTCACTTTGATAGCGGAGATGGGACAGATTTAGGATGACCGCAGGATTAAATACAGGAATAAGTGTAACTTTACCAGTAGGTATAAGTTTAGAAGAATGGGCAGATGCCTTAATTACAGATTTTAGTAATTTTGGTGCTTATTCTCCTTTAACTGATCCTGATAAATGGCAAGATTGGGCAAGTCAATATAATAGAGCTACTAATTTAATAGAAGATTTTCCTGATCCTTACGGATTTGATAAAACAGAATGGAGAGAATGGGCAGAAAGATTTGTTCAAAGTACATTATGAAGTATATTGGTTATAAAAAAGAAGACGAAGCTGAAAAATGGGCAAGAAATCGTCTAGGAGTAAAATCTGCTCCTGATGTATTTAGAGCTTTATCTTCTGTAAAAAACAACGGAGAGTTTGCATGCGTTATATTGCTTACTAATTTTACTAAGCGCAATATTGATATAAACATTGCTGCTGAAGGTAAGACATGGGCTACTCCTAAAAATACTATTTTAATGTTTAACGGATTATTTAAAATGGTATTTGATGAATTAAAAGCAGTTAGAGCAACTGCATTAATTGCAGAAAGTAATCAAGCATGCATAAATTTAGTTAAGCATGTAGGCTTTGTTAAAGAAGGAGTAATGAGAAAAGCATATGAAGATAATGAAAATATGCACATTTACAGTATTTTAGAAAATGAATATCGTCAACATGATTGGTGTAGGAGTTAAGGATGATTAAAGAAACTATTTTAGAATTAGCTAATCAAAGACCAACAGAGTTTGGTCAAGGTATAGATATAATTGAAAGTGAATTAAGTACAACACCTGTTGTTCCTGAAGATCTTAATGAAGCTATACAAATGTTAGAATTAGCATTACAGAATCCAGAAACTTATCCTGAGATGGTTAAAGCAGCAATAGCTGATGGATTAATTGAGGAAGGAGATGCTCCTGCTGAGTTTGATGCTATATTTATAATATCTCTCCTTTTATCTCTATATGGTTTACAAGATAGATTAAATGCTAAAGGTTTTTCTAGAGGTGGTCTAACTGTAGGAGGTAGAAAAGCTAGTATGGGTCAAGGTGGAGATTCTATGCTTGCTCATATTAACCCCAGAGAAGCAGAAATATTAAAAAGAATGGGTGGGCAAGGAACTGTTAACCCAAATACAGGAATAGTAGAATATAAAAGCCTTAAAAAAGTATTTAAAAAAGTTTTACCTGTTGCTTTAGCAGTATTTGCTCCTGGATTAGGTACAGCTATTGGAACAGGCTTAGGGTTAAGCGGTACTGCTGCTGCTGTAGTAGGCGGAGGATTATTAGGAGCAGGCACGGCAGCTATAACAGGCGGTGATCCTCTTAAAGGTGCATTATTTGGCGGAGTAGGAGCAGGTTTAGGAGAAGTAGCAGGTGGTTTTGTAAATGAAGGCTTAAATTTAGGTCTTTCTGCTCCTGCTGCTGCTACTTTAGGTAGCGGTTTAGTAGGAGGAGTAGCAGGAGAACTTGTAGGAGATGGTTTTTTAGAAGGAGCAGTGCAAGGAGCTGGTGGTCAACTATTAAAAAATTTAGCACCTGCTGCTCCTACAAACCCATTTAAGGCTGGTTTACAATCAGGACTCAATGTAACAGGAGATATGTTAATATCAGGGTATGATCCTAAAGATGCTGTTGTTGGTGGTGCTACTGCTGGTTTATTTGGAGGAGCTAAAAATTATTTTTCTAAACCATCAGAAGCAGTCGTAGGTCAAATTAAAGAACAAGTGGAAGAGGTAACTCCAGAAGGAGTAGAAGAAGTTTCTATAGATGATCTTTCTGTAGAAAATAATCCTCTATTACCAGGAGACACAGGAGTAGATACAGGAGCAGTTTTACCAGGAGACGCAGTAGCTAAAGAAGGATTTTTTGGTAAAGCAGGAAATTATATAAAAAATAATCCTGTAGAAGCTGGTTTACTAGGGTTAACAGCATTAAGCGCAATAGAAGCACCGCCAGATATAGCAGAAGCAGCAAGTTCATTGTCAGCAGAACAACAAGAATATTTTAATAGACCATCTGTAAGTTGGGACTGGGACTCATTAAGAAGAGATGCTAATGCTGCTAACATGAGCCTTTCAGCATATATGGCGACTGAATGGCCAAGAATAACTTCTGGTCAATATGACAATACTGCAGGTACAGGTTATAATAAAGGAGGACCTTTATCTTATATTAAAGGTAAAGGAACAGGAAGATCTGATGAAATACCTGCATATTTAAGTGATGGAGAATATGTTATTGATGCTGAAACTGTATCAATGTTAGGAGATGGTTCTAACAAAGCAGGAGCAAGTGCATTAGATAAAATGAGAAAAGAAATAAGATCTCATAAAGGTAAAAAATTAGTTAAAGGTGAATTTAGTGCGGATGCTAAATCACCACTACAGTATTTAAAAGGAGTAGCATAATGGGTAGTATATTTCAAGGCACACCACAGGCAGCAACATCGTACACTACGCAAAGTACAGAAACACCTAAATGGATGCAAGATGCTATTTATAATCAAGTTCAATGGGCGCAAAATATCGCCAATAAACCATATGAAGGATATGATCTTCCAACAGTAGCAGATTTATCTCCGTTACAACAAAGAGCATATTCAGGTATTGAAGATCAGCAAGGAGCATATAAAGATAAATTAAATAAAGCATCTGCTGGAATGGAAGCTATGACTAGTGCAGGTACTGCAGATGCTTTAAGAGGTGAACAAGCTAAATTTTTAAGGCAAGATTTAGTAGGTGCTAATTTAGATGCAGGGCAAGATTTATTTGATAGAGCAGGTAGAATTAGTCCTATGCAATCTTCTCAAGCAGCATTGGATAGAGCTAGTCAATTAGATGTAATTGGTTCTGCTCAACCTTTGTTAAATGAAGCAGCAGGTTCGGCAAGAAATATAGTAGGAGCAGGTAGAGGTTACTTAACCGATGCTGCTGCGATGAGTAGTATGAATGCTGCTAATCCTTATCTAAGCCAATCTCAAACTACTACAGCTGAAACATTAGCAGAAAGAGCATTGACTGCTGCTAATCCTTATTTAACTTCTGCCAGTCAAACTGCTGTTACAGATGTAGCAGATTATATGAACCCTTATCAACAAAATGTTCTTGATACGATAGCTAAACAGGGTACGAGAAATTTAACAGAAAATTTATTACCAGGAGTTCAAGATGCTTTCATTAAAGCTGGTCAATTTGGTAGTAGAGGTATGGGTGAGTTTGGTTCAAGAGCATTAAGAGATACACAAGAAGCAATATTAAGACAACAAGCACCTGTTGCAGCACAAGGATATGCTGAAGCATTAAGAGCATCTCAAGCAGATAAAGCAAGACAAGCACAATTAGCAGGTACAGTAGGAAGTATTTCAGGAGCAGATTTATCAAGAGGATTACAGGGAGCAGGTCAATATGCTCAGTTAGGACAAACTGCAGGACAGTTAACAGGTCAAGATGCTGCTAGATTAGCAGGTATAGGTAAAGATCTAAGCGGTATTACAGGAACTCAAGCATCAGCATTAAGTAATATCGCTGGTCAAACAGGTCAATTAACTGATGCGCAAATGAGAAATTTAGCTAACTTAGGTCAAACTCAAGCACAGGTAGCATCATCTGAAATGCAAAATTTAGCTAATTTAGGACAAACTAGAACTCAAGCTGGTGCACAACAACAGCAGTTTGGTTTAGAAGCAGCATCTACAGCACAGCAAGCAGAAGCAGCAGATATGAGAAGACAAATGGATGCTTTAGGTGCATTATCAAATTTAGCAGCGCAAGAGCAAAGTTTAGCATACACAGATTTAGCAGCATTAGAAGCAGCAGGACAAGCACAACAACGACAACTTCAAACTCAACTTTCTGCAGCAGAAAAAGAATATCTAGATCAGCAGTTATATCCGCAAAGACAAATGGATTGGTTAAGCACACAAATAAGAGGTTTAGCTCCTATTGTTCCACAGCAACAAACTACTGCTCAATCTACTACAGGAGGTACTTACAGTCCTTCACCATTATCACAAGTTGCCACTGGCTTAGCTACTTACAAAGGGTTAACATCATAGGAGAATATTATGGGTGCAAATTTAAATAGATTAATGAAACAATATGGTGTTAGTACAGCAAGTAAAGCACCATATTTAGGAACAACTGAAAAAGATAGAGAAGCATATGACACTTATAGTAAAGAATATGATAGGAGAATGTTAGGAACTCCTGCTTATGCTCAAACTCAGTTTGATACTTCTAGACCTCCTATGCGTACTAAAGATAAAAAGATTGGAGGAATTTTAGATCCTCTTCCTGATTGGATTAAACCACCTCCGCCAGGAGCTATTGTTACACAGGCTTTTGAATTTATAACTAATCCTGTTACTGGTGAAGTTCATCAAGTTCCTACTGGCGGTTATTCTATAAATGAAGATGCCTTTACTAATATGGAATTAACAGGTAATTATTATGATGATATTTTAGCTAATCCTATTTATGAAACAGTTGTTGAAGATACTATAGATGGCGGAAGTGGTAACGATACTATAACTTTACCAGTTATTCCTCCTGGCATTGATTTATCTGGTTTAAATAATCCTATAACTGGAAATTTAAGTAATATACCAGGATTAACAGTTGGTGCAGGATATAAATGGGACGAGAATGGAAATATAATTTTTGACAGTAGTGCTGTAACTTCACCAGTAGTCCGAGATCTTCCTAATGCAGATGATATGACTTTTAGTGATGAAAATGTAGATCTAACTCAGACATACGGATTATATAACACTGGGGGAAGAGCTATCCCTAATATTACAGTTACAGCACCAAGAGAAAATTATCCTAGTTTTAATACTTACTCAATGAATATGCCAATGTACACAAATGCAGAACAAAGTGCTAATGCTAGATTGTTTGGAGATCCTTCTGGCTTAGAAGTATTAAGATCAGTAACAGATGATCGTCAATTTCAAGATCATTTGGATTATTTAGCTGAAAATATAGAAGATATTCCAATGGAAATAAATGTAGAAGATATAGAAATAAAAGCATCTGATTTAGCTCCAACAGATGTTTATTATCAAGGTCAAACATTTGATGAAATGAAAAATGCATTATACGGAGGAGCAAAGAAATTTTACGATGCTTCAGGTAAAGTAGCAAGAGATATAGGTAACATTCCTGTGTTAGGTCCTTTAGGTAAAAATATGATTGCTGCTAATTTAGGTCTTGCTGATGCAATATTACTTGGTCAAATAAGAGGTGCTGTTCCTCCAATAGATAGTGTTCTTAAAAATTATGGTTTTAATGAAGGAGGAAATGTAGATATAGATGTTATTGAAGATTCTACTGATATAGAAGTGCTTTCAGAAAATGTGCAACCTAATGCTAGATCAAGTAGATATGAAGAGCTTAGATCTATGTTAGAAAAACCTACATCAAGTTATGATGCTCAAATAACTGATTTAACTTCTCAATTAGGTGATCAACAAACTCAGTTTATGAGTATGATTGAAAGTATGGCAAATAATCAATCAACAGGTCCTAGTGATGCTGAAAAATATTTTAGGTTAGCAGCAGCATTTGGAACTCCTACTCAAAGTGGTCATTTTATGGAGAATTTAGCTTTAGCTGGTAAAGAGTTAGGAGATATTAAAAAAGAAACTAGAGAAGCTACTCAAAAAGGAGATGCTTTAAGACTTCAAGGTTTACAATATGGTATGGACATGTTAAAAGATAGATTAGAAAATGTTCAAACTTTATCTACATATGAAAAAGAAACTTTTAAAGATTATCAAAAAATGATTTTTGAAGCAGAAGAAGAATATTTCAAAGTACAAGATGAAAGAGAATATGATCTTAAAGTATTACAAGATGAAAGAGAGTATGATGCTACTAAACCTAAAAGTGAAGCAGCAAAAATTGCTTCAGATATGGGATTAACAAGAGGTAGTGAAGAGTATAATATATTTATAAAAGAGTATTATGATAAACAAAATTTAATAAGAGATTTAGAAATACAACAATTAGAACGACAAGCAACTACATTAAGTAATCCTGAAATAAGTGCGTTAGAGAAAAACGATCTTAAATTACAAGCAGCAGATAAAGCAATTATAGATTTAGAAAGAGCTTTAGAGTTAAATAAGGACGCATACACTGGTAATTTTTATGATCAAAAAATAAAATTTGTTAAAGGTTTAATTGATTCAGATGATCCTAGATATATGGCAACAGAAGAATTAGAAAATTTATTAGCTAAAGCAGGTTTAACTCAATTAAAAGCGACCTTCGGCGGTAACATTTCTGATGGTGAAAGACAAGCTATTTTAAAGATACAAGGTATTGAAAGTAAAGGTGTAGCAGCTCGTAAACAAATTTTAGAAAATGCATTAAAAGCGATGCGGTCTGTATTGAAGAAAGCTGAAACTAAAAGAGATGAAATCAGATCTGGTGAATACACAAGGAGGACTAACTAATGGCAGATAATTATTTTGGCAATTTAGCTCGGGCTACTCTTGGTCAAGGTTTAGCTATGGGTTGGGGAGATGAACTTGAAGCTAAATTAAGATCATTAAAAGGACCAGAAACTTATGAAGAAGAATTAGCTATGATACAAGACAGTTATAATAAATTTTCAGCAGAAAATCCTGGAACAGCTTTAACCAGTGAACTTGTAGGAGGTTTTATACCTACAGTAGCAGCAATGGTATCTACTCCTTTTAGTGGTGGAACTTCAGCACCTTTGGCAGCAGCAGGTGCTACAAGAACAGCAGGTAATTTAGCAAAAATAGCAAATTTAGTTAAAAATAGTAAATTTTTAAAAAATCCTTACGGTAGAGGAGTTGCTGTGGGTGCACCTACAGGAGCAATAACTGGAGCAGGAACTGCTGATATAGATGATAGAACTAGCGGTGGTATTGTAGGTACTGTTCTTGGATCAACTTTAGGTCTAGTAATACCAGGAGGTATTAGAACTGTAAAAGGAACTTATAATTTTTTAAAAGAAAGACTGGGTAACAATGCTCAGTTTTTAGATGAAGCATCATTTAAAAGATTATACGAAGCTATAACACAAAATGGTGGTACTCCTCAAGATGTAGTAGATGAAGTAGTAAAAGGTGCAGAGTTAGGAGTGCCTGTAAACATAGGTACATCAACTGCAGGAACTAGAGCATTAAGTGAAGTTGTAATTAATAAAGGAGGAGAAGCAGGAGATGAATTAACTGAGATTTTACTAAATCAAAAAGGTAATCAAGGTCCAAGAATAATAAAAAGAATTCAAGATGATTTAGGAGATAAAAATTATTATGACACTGCAGATGAGTTAGCTGGTGATTTAAGATTTAAAGCAAACAAAGCATATCAAAATGCATATGATTTTGGAGTAGTAGATGATCCAAGAATATTAAATCTTTTAGAAAACAATCCTCAATTTAAAAAAGCATTTAATAATGCTAAGAAAATTTCTCAAACTGAAGTAGATGCTGATATATTAGCAGGAGGTGACGGAAGTAAATTTGCATTAACTCCTTACAAAATAGTAGATGGTAAAGCTGAGGTGTTACCTGATGTAAGAACTTTAGATTATTTAAAAAGAGGGCTAGACGAAGAAATAAGTCGTTTATTTAGAGCAGGTAAATCTGATCAAGGTACAGCATTGAAAAAATTAAGAGATTCATATGTAGACATTATTGATGAAGTTACTGAAGTAGATGGAGTATCAGCTTATAAACAAGCTAGAAAAGTTTTTGCTGGAGAAATAGAAGTTATAAATGCTCTAGAATTAGGTAAAAAAGATTTTAGAAAATTAGCACCAGAACAGCTTTCTAAAAAATTTGAAAAATTTAGTGATGCTGAAAGCGAAGCATTTACAATAGGAGCAACCAGAGATTTATTAGATATGATAACTAAAAATGCAACTGATGCTAACTTTGCTAAAAAGTTATTTGGTTCTCAAGATATGCAAAAGAAAATTCAAATGCTTTTCCCTGCAGCAGGAGACGAATCTTTCGCTTTATTTGAACAAGCAATGTTAAGAGAAGCACAGTTGTTTAATCAAATAAGTAAAATAACAGGAGGTTCTCCTACAGCCAGAAGATTAGGAGCACAAGAAATATATGATCAAACAGGAGACGGTATAGGTTTTGTAGATACTGTAGCTGATAGTATGAGTCCAAGCGGTTTAATTAGAAATGTTCTTAACATGATAAGAAGTGCTAAAGTCTCTGATGAAATTCAATCAAGGTTAGCTAAAATGTTAGGTTCATCTGATCCTGAAGAAGTAGCTGTAGCAGTAGAAGCTATAGAAGATTACGCAAGGAAAAGATTACCTAAAGAAGCACAAACTGATTTAGTAGAATCCACTAATGTCTTTGGCGGTACTACATTTTTAACTGATGTCAATCCAGGAGAAACTTCAGGACCACAACCGGATTTTTCTGAAATTTATGAATCTGAAACTATTGAGGAGGAAAATGAATAATATTATAGAAGCAATAAAAAGTATTATTTCACCAGAGCAGAACTGGTCTGCTTTTGCGATGAAAATAACTGGTCTCGTTGTAGTTGCTGTAATTGCTTATGTAGGTTTTCAGCAATATACAAATTTAACAATTGAAGAAGATAATCAAAATATACCGATTATAGAAGTATTTGAAAAACAACCAGAAAAACAAACTGAAGTAGAAGATCTGCTAGGTAAATTATTAAGGTCTGATCGTGACATAAACTCTGTATGGTTATATGATTGGGTAGATGCTCGAAATGTAGTACCATTAATGATGTTTCCTAGAAATAGCGATGACCTTTTACCAACAGGTTATTTTATGGAAGGTGATGAGTATGTTATAGGTCATTTTGTTTTAAGTCAATGCACTTCTTTAGATAGAGATGCACCCAACATTGCATGTCCAATAATGTCTACAGATGATGCTTGGGGAGTGTTGGTAGTAACTTATCAAGATGGTGTAGAACCTAATATGAAAACAACAAAAGCTACTGCAATGAAACTTTCTGAAATTTTATATTTACAAAATAATTAAAGAAGAGAAAAATGAAAAAATTTATATTAGCAATTTTATTAAACTTTTTAATATTTGAAAATTCAATTGCAGATGTTGAGTGGAATGCTTCAATTACAAATGAGTATATCTGGAGAGGAATGTCTCAAGGAGATGGAGCAGCACTATCAGGTGGAATTGATATTTCAGGTGAGTCAGGTCTTTGGGCAGGTGCTTGGGTTTCTAATGTAGATTTTGATGACAATGCAACTTATGAACTTGACCTCTATGTTGGATACACTATCGGTTCTTTAAGTGTCGGTTACATATATTATGCTTTTCCAAACAATACTGACGAAGGTTATGACTCTAGTGAAATAACTTTAGCTGTTGATATTGGTGCTTTTACATTTGGAGCAAATATATTAGCAGACGCAGATTGGGAAATGGACTTTGGAGATGAGGTTTATTATTCAATAGACACTGCATTAAGTTTAACTGATGAAATAGATTTAGGTCTTCATCTTGGGTTTTATGATTATGATGTTGATGATGACGAAACAGATTATGGAATATCTATTGATTTTAATTCTGGTTTTTCATTAGGTATAATTGACAGCACTAGAGATGACAGCGATCCATTCTTTGTTATTTCTTATTCACTTAATGGATAAAAGGAGTAATATAAATGAGCGAATGGAAAATAGATAAAAATATAACCACAACATTTTTATTAGGATTAGGCATACAAGCATTTGCTATCGTATGGTCATTTTCTATGATGATGTCAACTATTAATGATCATGAAGAAGACATTGCTCAAATTCAAGAAAGATTAATTAAATTAGAAGACGCAGTTCAACTTCAAGCAGTTACTTCTGCTAGAATTGATGCTAATATTGAAGCTATTAAAGATACTGTAGAAGACATATCTGATAATATGGGAGAAATAAAATGATTAGTTTATTAGGATCGTTACTCGGTTTTGGCACATCTTTTTTGCCAAGTGTTTTAGGGTTCTTTGAAAAGAAAGCAAAATTTAAACAAGACTTACTTATGCTTGAAGCAAAAGCAAAATATGCTGAGCAAATGTCAAAATATAAAATACAAGAGTTAGATGCTGAAGCAGATATTGCAGAAGCAAAAGCTATCTATGCTCATGCTGAACAACTTGCTAAAAATAATTCTTCTAAATTTATTGGCGCATTACAAGCATCAGTCAGACCTGTTATCACATACTTATTATTTTCTGTATTTGCTTTTGTTAAAGTTACACAAGTTATCATGGCAGTTAAGAGCGGTGGGGATGTTTTAGAAGGTATTGTTGCTGCATGGGATTTAGAAACTCAAGCTATGTTTAGTGCTGTTATAGCATTTTGGTTTGGTAATCGCATGATGAAATCAGCTAAAAAGTAGCTAAAAACAAAGAATTTACAAAAATAATTAAAAATAATTAAATTATTTTTAAAAAAGGGCTTTACTTTTTCAATGAAGTATGCTATAGTAATTATGTTGGGTTGGGAAATTCAACATTTTAATAACTTAATAACTTATAACAAGGATGAATAAAATGATTAAATTAAATAAAGTAACTAAAGAACAAGTAGCTGAAGCATTAAGAGTGTTATTAGAAAAGCAAGTAGAGATTGCTAACAGACCTAATAAACCTTATGACCCATCTGAGAATGATTGGATTAAAGAAATGGATGCAAGGGAGAGAGGTGAAGAACCATTCCAGCATGTTACCCAGCAAAGATGGAATTTTTATAAAGCAGAAGTTGGTAATCCTTTTGACATGAGAGATGAGATTATCGATGTTTGTAAAAACCCACCACAACCTGAAATTGAAGAAGTTGTGGTTAGAGTAAAACAAGATGAATTTTTAGAAACAGAAATACATGTTGGTACAAAATCTAAATATTCAAGATATGATTATTTTCAAGTAGTAGAATATGAAGACGGTGCCATTAATATTTATTTAAGAGACATGGGTTACGATTTATTTAACATGGAAGATGGCGGTTTAACTGAAAATTTCATGGCAGCTTTAAAACCTCTTGAAACTGATGACCAATATTTTGAATGGGTTAATAATTCAAATATTAGCATTAACAATAATTAATAACTTATAACAGGGAGAGGGGACGAAAGTCCCCTATTAAAAAATGAAACTATATTATAACAGTAAAGGTCAATGGGCAGGTAATCAAGATGATGCGAAAGCATTCGGTTTACCATTTGAGCAATGTGATGTTCCTTATGATAAAAAAGGTCTATTAGAATTCTTAAATGAAAATGCTGTAAAATCTACTAATGCTTCTGCAGGAAATATTGATCCTGTGATAATCAAAAGTGGTAACACTATTAGTACACCTCTTTCTTATGTTAAAGATGAAGTAGGTGTTACTGAAATACAAAACATTTATGATAATTTAAGAAGTTTGTATGTCACAAGTGAGATGGCATTCAAAGCAGCAAGTCATATTATGAGCAAATTAGGTCATATAAGTGATCAAACAGAATTGTTAAAAGATGAATGTTTTGAAGAAATTGATAACTACTTAAAAATGAATGCTAAAATAGATGGAGATAAAAATGAGTAAGATAAACTATATTAAATCTGAATATTTTGGTTCTTGGGTAATGAGGTGTAATGGATTAGAGCAACATGATCTAACTCCTAAACAGTTTTTGAAACATTTTAATTCATTCCACAACTTACCTGCTGATACAGAAGTGCCTAGGGATTTTAAAAGAGCAAAATTAAATCATCTGCTGAATACTGAATGTTGGTATTCAGCAGACGGTAAATATAAAGTCGCTAAAGCTATTTGTAAATATGGTGACTGTAATTTTGTTGTTCATAAAGAAGGTTGGGAAATTATTTGGCTATCAATTAGAATTAATAATGGCGAAGATCATTTAAGAGATTGGAGAGACTTCCAAGAAATTAAAAATGATCTAGCTGGTAGAAATCGTGAAGCGGTAGAAGTATATCCTGACGAAAATAAATTAGTAGATGAGGTTAACACTTACCATCTATGGGTCTACCCAGAAGGATTTGAAACTCCTATGGGATGGACTGACAGAAGTGTACAAGAAGACAATGGTGAAGACCAGAGGAGAATTTAATTAAAAATAATCCTTTACTTTTTAAAAATGATAAACTATATTAAAAATATAACTTATAACTGGAGAATAAAATGAATAAATTTGAAACAATTGAATATGAAGATATCCACACCGAAGAGGGTCTGTTAGATCTATGGATTAAAAATAATCCTGAAGATTATAAATGGCTCACTGACAATGCACCAGAAAATACTTTTGCTGCTAGTCTACTTTCTTTTCTGAATACACATAGTTACTTGACTGATAAACAGCACAAGTGTGTTAAAATGAATGTTTGTAAAGAACAGCCATTAGAAGTCAATTCATTAGAATTAGAAGAGAAATTTAGGACAGCTAGGGAAAATGGTGTAAAATGGCCAAAAATAACCCTCGATAGCCTAAAGATTAAGATGGCTGGAGACAACAGCCGTAATCCAGGAGCTCTCTACGTCACTGAGCACGGTAATTATTACGGTAAAGTTTCACACGGAAAGTTTTATAAAGTCCCTGAGTGCTCCCCTGAGGCAGCCGAAAAAATACAAAAGTTGATTTCAGACCCTGAAATGACTGTAAAACGGTATGGCATAGAAACAGGGCAGTGTTGCATATGTAGTCGTACTTTAACAAATCCTGAGTCAATAAAATTAGGTATGGGTCCTATCTGCCGTACTAGTTTTGGTTTCTCAGGTAGATTTATATAAGGAGGATTAAATGTTAAATTTTGAAAATATGAAGATGAAAGAATTGGTTGATTATTATAATAGTTACGAAGGTAATAAACCTATTAAAAAGTTTCGTGATAAATCTACTGCTATAGCAAGATGTAAAAATTTATTACAAGCAGTTATAGAAGTAGAAGATGCTGGGTATCCTGCTGTAAAGAAAGACCTCACTGGTCAAGCATTAAGAAATAGAAATATGAGTGCGTCTTTACAGTTAGATAGAACTATTATGGTTATGTGTCCTTATGTTGAAGAAGAAGGTGATGGAGGTTTTCTTAAAGAACCAGAACTTTCTGAATTCAATAATGTTCATCAAATGTGGCAGATACATCCTGAGTGGGTTACTGGTGCTCAAGTAGATAGATTAACTCGTATTCTTTACAGTAATGCTAAGCAAGGTAAAAGAGTAGAAGTTACTATCAATGATAGAACTTTTATGTTAAAGAATGTGAGATAATGAAATCTGTATTTGAAACATATTCCCTCAATAGAGAAGATATAAAATGGGAAAACCATTTATCTTCTCTAACCCCATGGGAGTTAAAGTCAGGAGTCTGGTTTAAAAGAGACGACTATTTTGCTCCCTTGGGGTACAGTGGTCCTAACGGATCAAAAATGAGACAACTTATTTGGTATATAAATAGATTTAGAGAAGGTAAAAATCATATTGTGACTGGAGCATCTATTCAGTCACCTCAATTAAGTATGAGTGCTATAGTAGGTGCTCATTATGGTCTTAAAAATAGACAAGTAGTTTACAGCAAACCTCACACAGTTACAACTCATGTTAATCCTAAAATTGCTGCTGGTTTTGGCGCAGTGTTTGAATATGCTTCTGGTCCTTATAATCCTATCATTCAAAAAAGAGTAGCAGATTTAACTCAAGAAAATTCATTAGTAGTAGAATATGGTATAACAGTTCCTCATACTCGTTATCCTGCAGAAGATGTAAGAAAATTTCATGAGGTAGGTGCATATCAAACTTCTAATATGCCTGAGCAAGTAGAAAAATTAATAGTACCTGCTGGATCTTGTAACTCTTTAACAAGTGTATTATTAGGATTGAGCAGAGACTCTAAAAATTTAAAAGAGTTATTTACTATTGGTATAGGTCCTGATAAAAGAGATTGGGTCAATGAAAGATTAAAAATAATGGGAGTAGATCCTGAGTACTTTAATTTTAAATGGAACCATTATTCTTTACATGACAATAAGTATGCTTCTTATAGTGACAAATTTAAAGATGAAACATTTGAAGATATTATTTTTCATCCTACTTATGAAGCTAAGATGTGGAGATGGTTAAGAGAAAGAAATCCTTTAGACTTTGATGATAAAACAGCATTTTGGATAGTAGGTAGTGCTGCTGATACTAAAATAGTAGAACCTTTTTATACGGAGATAGACTGATGGTTATAACAACAACCAAGTGGAAGATTTTAAATAAATATGATTTTGAATTACTACCAGGAGAAGCACAAAAGATGCCAGATGGTGATTACAGTTATTATCAATATTTAAATAAAAGATGGCAAGAGACAGGTAAAAATGTTTTGTGTCAAGAATTCTTATTAGCTCCTCATAAAAGAAGCGATAATGCTAATGATTTGATTGTAGCTGAACCATTTGGAGGATGCGGTGTGTTTTCTATAGCTATTCAACATTTGTTAAAACCTATGCATCATTATATAGGAGAGTTAGATGAAGATTGTGTAAGACAGTTATATTTTTGCACTGCTTCTTATCCAGGAGTAACAGTCAGTCAAGAAGATGCTCATGAAAGATTAGGAGTTTTACCTGCAGATATTTACGTATGTGATTTTCCTTTCTTCACTTTAATAAAACATAGTGAACAAGATATGTGGGTTAAAGAAATGGAAAGAATGATTTCTCATAAACCTGAAGCTATCATTATAACTGATGGTTCAAGTTGCCGATGGCATTTCACTGCAAAGAATTTAAAGAAGAGAGGATATGATGTTAATCATCATCGAGAAAGTTATGCTAAAGTTTTTGACAAATACTTTAAAGAAAAATATAATTATAGAGTAACTGCTGTAGCTTATCATGGTACATGTTTTTATATTAAAATACAACCAGCAGGATCGTATTTAGATAAAATAGCAATTAAACATATACCTGCAGGAGTAGGTATCAATGGGTTAAGACCGCAATGAAAAATTATAAATTAACAGAAAATAGAAGAGAGTATTTTGATGCTCTTTACAAATTAAATTTAGAATATGGTATTATGCCTGGGTTGGTTTATTTATATATGCCTTCATTAGCTAAGCATTACTCTTGGAATAATGAAGACAAATTATGGTTTTCTTTTTTAAATGGTATGACGCAAAATCCAATAACATCAATTCAATTATTAGAACAGTTACCTAGTGTTCCTCCTGCTGGAGCTACTCTTTCTAAATTTAATAACTGGTTTAATGATAATTGGGATATTTTAAAATATGATACTGATAGAAGATATCAAAAGAAAGATACTGTTGATGCTATTAAATCTTATGCTCAGATTTTATCTAATTATTCTTCTCAAGAAGAAATGCTTACTAATAGTTATAAAGAACTTTGGAACTTAGTAAGTAATAATTATAATTCTTTTGGTAGATTATCTTCATTTAGTTATTTAGAATATGTTTATTTAAATGGTTTCGGTGCTGACTGTGATAATTTATTATTTGAAGATAAATCTGGAAGCAAATCACATCGTAATGGTATGATGATTTTACATGGAGCAGATAATTTTGTTTGGGATAAAAGAGCCAGGAATGAGTTTACTGGAGATTATCCTGATTTCAAAAAAGTATGTGATTGGTTAAATGAAGTTGCTACTCAACATTTAACTGAGTTTAAAAATAAACATCCTGATATTTCACATGTAGGTAATTTTACTTTTGAAAGTAATTTATGTACATTTAAAAATCATTTCTTTGGCAGAAGATATCCTGGTGTTTATGCAGACATGGCATGGCAAAGAATTGAGTGGGCAGAAGAAAGAGGGATTGATACTTCTATTTTTAAAAATATAAGAGAAGAACATTTACCTGATTGGTTAAGAATTGAATGTTCTAATTTAAAAGTAGATATCAATAAATTTGGTTCATTGTTTCAAGAACAAGGAACACCATTTAGAGGAGATAAATTTTTATGTCAAATATAATACTTAGAATATGTGGAACTTTCGGCTCTGGTAAAACTACCGCAGTTAGAAAATTTTTAGAAGATTATCCTAATGAAACTTTATATGTAGAAAATAAAATAGCTGGTTATAAATTAGATTTAAAATCTGAAGATATAACTAAACCTGTTTTTGTTATAGGTAAGTACGACAATGTTTGTGGCGGAACAGACTCTATGGCTACTCAACAATTAATTGCTGATAGAATAATGCAAGCACATCCTCATGGACATGTTATGTATGAAGGTGCTTTAGTTTCTGCTTCCGGATTAGGAGGTAAAGTCACTCAAGCAACTGAAGAAACAGGATGTACTGTTTATGCATTTTTAGATACTCCAGAAGATTTATGTATTGAAAGAGTTAAACAAAGAAGATTAAATGCTGGAAATGAAAAAGAATTTAATCCTAAAAATTTAATAGATAAATTTAGGAGTGTTGCTAATTGTAAAAATAACCTTTTAGCAGCAAAATGCGCAGTAGCTGATTTAGATTATACTAACACGCATCCTACTTTATTAAACTTAATTAGAAATTTTGATCAAGGGAGATTTGAATGATACAAGATAGACCATATATTCCGCCTACTGCTAATAATGTTACTTCATTAAAGGCTTTGTTATATTTTGTTTGGGAAAGAGAAGCTATCCGTATAGCAAAAGAAAATAGGTATAATGGAGATCTAACTGATGATCCTATTTTGAAAAAATATAAATTCACTAACATCAGAAGAAAAGATGATCGTGTTAGTAAATGGATTATAGATAATATTATTCTTAATGTTGGTATAAATGAAAATAGTTTATGGTTCACTTTATTAATTGCTCGTTTAATTAATTGGCCACCAACACTTCAGTATCTTCTTAATTGTGAAGAAAATATATTATTAAAAGACCCTAATAATTTTGATCCTAAAAGTTTTTCTGTAGCTATAGAAAAATTTAGAGAAACAAACTCTAAAGCATATTCTGGTGCTTATATGGTTTACCCTACTAAAAAAGATGTAGGATCTGTTAAATCTTTATCTTTAGGTAATCATATTATTAAACCTGTTTTAGATATAGCAGAAGAAGTAGATTACATTTTATATACAGAAAATAGTATTGAAAAATTTGTTAATATTTTATCTAATTGTTTTGGTATAAGCACTTTCATTGCTGGGCAAGTAGCAGCAGATCTAACTTATTGTGAAGCACCATTATGCGATGCGTCAGATTTATATACTTATGCTCCAATAGGACCAGGAAGTTCTAAAGGATTAAATTATCTTTTTAATAGAAAACCTTACGCAACTTGGAAACAAGAAGATTTTAATGATCAGTTACAGATGATAAATGAACAAATTAAAGATGAGTTAGAAATAACTGATTTAACTTTACACGATGTTCAAAATGTAATGTGTGAATATAGTAAATATACCAGAACTTTATTAGGAGAAGGTAAACCTAAAACTATGTATAAACCAGAGGAGAGCTTTTAATGGAACTTAGAGTAGAAAATGTAAATGAAGCATTTCAAGAAATATTATGGAAATTTAAAGTACTTAATCTTGAAACAGAAGAAACTAGAAATGGACCAGCTTTAGTTTATCCAGAAATGGTAACAACTATTTATAGGTTTCCTGATGAAAGAGTTTTATTTCACCCTAAAAGAGATGCTAATCCTATATTTCATTTAATGGAAGCTATATGGATGATTGCAGGTAGAAATGATGTTGAGTTTGTAAATCAATTTAATAGTAATATGAAAAACTTTAGCGATGATGGAAAAGTGTTCAATGCTGCTTATGGTCATAGATGGAGAAAACATTTTGGTACCGATCAATTATTAGATGTTATAAATTTATTAAAACAAGATATAAGCACTCGCCAAGCTGTTATTCAGATGTGGGATGCTGAAGATTTAGTAAAAGACACTTGTGATAAAGCATGTAATACTCAGTTAATATTTGACACCAGGAACAATAAATTAAATATGACAGTGTTTAATCGTTCTAACGATGTTTGGTGGGGAGCATATGGTGCTAATGCTGTTCATTTTAGTTTCTTGCAAGAAGTGATAGCTAGAGCTATTGATTATCCTTTAGGAGAATACAGGCAAGTTTCTAATAATTTTCATTTTTATACTGAGTTATATGATGCTATGAGTTTATTAGATAACCCTCCTAATGAACATTCACACAATCCTTACCATAATGGAGAAGTTTCATCTTTACCTATAATGGATAATAATGATTATGCAGGGTTTATTTTAGATTGTGAACAGTTTTGCAAAGATCCTTTTGGTTTAGCTAATTTAGAAACTTATAAATTTAATCATAGTTTCTTTATGTCAGTAGCTCGTCCTATGGCTCTTATTTCACATATAAGAAAAAATAAAGATAATGACAGTAAATATTATGATGGTATGCTTCAAGCTAAAAGTATAAAAGCACCTGATTGGCAAAGAGCATGTGTAGAATGGATAACCAGAAGAAATATGTTAGATGTTCCATTTTAAAATAATGAAAAATAAAACTTGCTTTTTAATAAAAAATAAACGATACTATACGCATAACTTATAAAGGAGAACTAACCAATGAAAAAGACACTTGAATTTATATTAGATGGAGCAGCAGTTAAAAGATTTCATACTGTTACTGTGCTTCATGAAGAAACAGTAGGGCATCATTCTCATAATGTAGCTATGATGTGTCTTCTACTTAACCCCAATGCTAGTAGAAATTTATTATTAGCAGCAATGTTTCATGATTTAGCTGAGCATAAAACAGGTGATATACCTTCTCCTGCAAAACGAGAATATAATATAACTGAACAAGTGACTTCTTTAGAAAGTGAGTTAATGGTAAAAGCAGGTATAAAACTTCCTGTGTTAACTGAAGAAGAGGAAAGAACTTTGAAGTTAGCAGACATAGCATCAGGTATGATATATTGTATTCAAGAAGCACAGATGGGTAATAATAAAATGTTAAAAATATTAAATACTTATTTAAAGTATACTAAACAATTTTTCTTATCAGGAAGAGAAGAAGATTTATTTTGTCATATTGAAGAATTACAACTGGAAGGATTATAAAATGTCAGCAAATAATAAACAGATAGGTGGTAATCATTATAAACATGACTCTGGAGAAGAACATTGGGATCGTGTTAATAGATTAAATCTAAGTTATTTTCAAGGATGCGCTACTAAATATATTGAAAGAGCATATTTAAAAGGTAAACCTGTAGAAGATTTACAAAAGGCATCTCATTTTATTCAAAAATTAATTGAGATTGAACAAGAAAAAGAAGGTGAACCTACATCTTCTTATGTTAATCAAGATCCTGATCTTAAAAATGTATACAGTCAACTACCTTTATTTAAAGAGGAAAATTAATGCATACTTGGGTCTTTGATACAGAAACATTACCTAATAGAACTTTATTAAGTGCTAAATGTATAGAGACTGGGGAATGGTTTGATGTTTGGAGACATGAAGAAAATGCAATAGATAAACTTTTAAATTTTGTTAATCAGCCACATACCTTTGTAGGTTTTAATTCTTTATCATTTGATAATATTGTAGTATCTGCATTTTGTGCTGGAAGAAAAGAACAAGAAATAAAAAGAATGGCAGACGATTTAATTCAAAATAGATTACCTTACTGGAAAGCATTTCCTAAATATCAGTTAAGAAAATACTTAAAAGATCATATTGATTTAATTGAAGTTGCTCCTTCATTTGTAGGCTTAAAAGCATATGGTGCTAGAATGCATATGACTACTTTACAAGATATGCCTTTATCTCATGATACTTATATAACTCCTGATCAAGAGCAACAAATATTAGAATATTGTCATAATGATGTGTTAACTACTCAACAGCTTTTATTTAATTTAGAAAAAGAAATAATGTTAAGAGTAACTATGAGTAAAAAATATGGAGTAGATTTAAGAAGTAAATCAGACTCTCAAATGGCAGAACAGGCTTATATAAAAACCATGGGCTTAAAAAGACAAAATAATACAATACCTGAAACTATAACTTACAATCCTCCTTCTTTTTTACAATCATTTAAAGATCCTGTTTTGAAAAATTTATTATTAAGAATACAAAATCATACATTTATAATGAATAAAAAATCAGGTCATGTTGTATTACCTGAGTTTTTAGGTAAAGCTACTATAAAATTTGGTAACGGAGAATATCAATTAGGTGTAGGAGGAATACATTCAGTTCATGATAAAAAAGTCTGTTACATTGCTGGTGATAAAATTATGGGTGAATTAGATGCTGCTTCATTTTATCCTTCTATTATTTTAGAATGTGGTTTCATTCCTAAAAGTTTAGGAGAGTCTTTTGTTGAAGAGTATCGTAATATTTATAATCAAAGATTAGAAGCAAAAGCATCTGGTGATAAAGCGACTAACGAAACATTAAAGATTAGTTTAAATGGTACTTTTGGTAAACTAGCAAGTAAATATAGTGTTCTTTATTCACCAGACTTGATGTTAGCTGTTACTCTTACAGGACAGTTAACCCTGTTACTATTGATAGAAAAATTAGAAGATTTAGGAGTAGAAACTTTAAGTGCTAATACTGACGGCATAGCTATAAGATATGATAAAATTATACATGATCAAGTACAAAAAGAAATAGATAAATTTAGTAAGTTATCTAAATTTATATTTGAGTTTACTCCTTATAGAGTTTTAGCTATGAAAGATGTTAATAATTATATAGCAATTAAACCAGATAAAACATTAAAAGTTAAAGGAATATACTCTCCACTCTCGCTTAGAAAAAATCCTACTGCTCAAGTATGCTCAGATGCCGTAGGAGAGTGGTTAGCTAAAGGTGTACCTTTCACAGAGACAATTTATAAAAGTCCTTTCTCAGGCTTTATATCAGCTCGTAATGTTACTGGAGGTGGACAACAAGATGGTAAATATTTAGGTAAGGTGGTCAGGTGGTATCAATCTACTGACAGTGTAGAGCCGATAAGATATTATACTAATAATAACAAAGTAGCTAAAACAGATGGAGCTAAAGCATGCATGACTGTTGAAGATTTTGTTACACATCCTACCGATTTAGATTATGATTGGTATTTAAAAGAATCAATTAAAATAGCAGTAGCTGTAGGTGGTTCTAATTTTTTAACAGACCATGAGCTAGAACTTATCACTCCTGCTCCTAAACAAAGGAAGAAAAAGAAATGAATGATCAAAATGGAAATAGTAGAACAGTATTTGTAGTTCAAGTAGATAACAATAAAGATCTATCAGATGCTAAACAGTATGGTAAACTTCAAGCTGTATTTGGTAATCCTCGTAAACCTTATGTTACTGATATGATGATAAATAAAGCTAGAAATGTTTTAGAAGCATGGCAAGATGGAGATTATTTATTAATGCTAGGAGATCCTACTTTATGTGGGGTTTGTATGGCTATTGCTTCTGAGTATACCGACAATGTAGATATTTTAAGCTGGGACCGTAACACTTTTAGTTATGTACCGCAAGAGTGGAACTTCGGTCAGCTAAGCATGGATTTCGTAACGGCAGAGTGACATCTGCCTCAATCAATGGAGGAAAACAAAAATGTCAACTAAGAAAGAACCCAGTGGTGACTGGCAAAAAACATTAAGAAAAGGTAAGCAGAAAGTGCCACCAAGAATATGCATATATGGTAGTCATGGTATTGGTAAATCTACGATTGCTTCTCAATTTCCTAATCCTATTTTTATAAGTACTGAAGATGGGTTAGACAGTTTAGATGTAGTCAGCTTTCCTAAAGCAACTGAGATTTTAGATGTAGTAGATAATATCAAAACTCTCATAAAAGAAGATCACGAATACAGAACTGTTGTAGTAGACACTGTTGACTGGTTAATTGAACCTTTAATTCAAAAGAGTGTTGATGACTCTCATGATGCTAAAGAACTGGCTTACGGTAAAGGTCAAATGTTAGTAGCTGAAGAGTTTAGAGAAATACTTCAAGGTTTAGATCATTTACGTATGAAAAAGAATATGAATGTAGTTTTAGTAGCACATTCTTCAGTAACTAAGTTTGAAGATCCTCGTACTGAACCTTACGATCGTTATGAGCCTAAACTACCTAAACGATGTAATGCTCTTTTACAAGAGTGGACTGATGTGATTGCTTTTTGTGCTTTTAAAATATTAATTAGAAAGAGCGACTCTGGTTTTAATAATACTAAAAACAGAGGGGTAACCACTGGGGAAAGATTATTACATTTTATTGAAAACCCAGCATATGTTGCTAAAAATCGTTATCAATGTCCAGATGAAATTGAAATGACTATTGATAACCTTAAGAAAATAATGCCTATAACCGAATAAGGAGATATAAAATGGCTAAATTTGGATTTGATACTGCGGAAATAGAAGTTAATACACCTGAAGATTTCTCACCTATACCAGAAGGAGAGTACACTCTTCAAGCATTAGAAGCAGAAGAAAAAGAAACTAACAATAAAAAAGGTACTTTGATAAAAGCAAAATTTGAAGTTGTGAAAGGACCTCATACTGGTAGATGGATTTGGGAAAATTTTAATATTAATAATCCTAGTGAAGTCGCACAAAGAATAGGTAGATCACAATTAGTGGCTTGGGCTACTGCTTGTGGTAAACCTGATGCAGATGATACTGATAAATTGATTGGTAAAACATTTCAAGCTACAGTAAAAGTAACTCCTGCAGAAAATGGATATGCAGAAAGTAATGCCATTAAATCGTTCTTATTTGACAAGAAGACAGAGCAGGTGGATCCCCAATCTCCTGTGAGTTCTTCAGAGGATAAAAAAGAAGAGAAAAGCAATCCTTGGGATTAAATAAGAACAGAAGAGATGACAGATCGCCAACTGTCATCTCTTCATTATTTTAGAGGGAATAATATGGTAAGCATTCCATCAACCATTGGAGATCAGATAGTTACTCGTATCTATGAAGGATATGAAAAAGCAGATAAATCTCCTCACATCTATTTAGGTAGGTTGGGTTCTTCATCTATTGGAGATGAATGTTTAAGAAGAATTTGGTTTGATTGGAGAGCATTTGAAAGAGAAGAGTTTGAAGGTAGAATGCTAAGGTTATTTGGAACAGGTCATTGGCAAGAAGAAAGAGTAGTAGAAGATTTAAGAAGAGCAGGATACAGTGTTTGGGATTTAGATGAAGATGGTAAACAGCATCAAGCTGTAGACAAGAGCGGTCATTTTATAACTAAATTAGATGGAGTTATAAAAGGAGTTCCTGGTCATAAAGAAGCACATATATTAGAAATTAAAACTCATAATAAATTAAGTTATAATGCTACAGTTAAACATGGTGTAGCTAAAAATAAACCTCAGCATTATGCACAAATGCAAATAACTATGTATCTTAAAAAGATAAAGTCTGGTATTTATTTATCAGTTTGTAAAGATGATGAGAGAATACATATTGAAAGAATAGAAGCAGATACTAAAGTTCAACAAAGTTTAGTTAAAAGAATAAAATCTTTAATAGATGCTACTTTAATTCCAGCAGGTATAAGTGATGATGCTGGAAGTTTTGGTTGTAAGTTTTGTGCATTTAAAAAAGTTTGCGTGAAAGAAAAACCCCCATTAAAAAATTGTCGTACTTGTGTGATGTCTCAACCTATCAAAGAAGGTAGATGGATATGTAATTTAAATAAACAAGTATTAACATTTAAGCAACAAAGAAAAGCATGTTCGGAGTATGAAGCAATATGATGACTATAGGAATAGATCCAGGATTATACGGTGCTGTCGGTTTTTTGAAAGATGGTGAATATTATAGAGTAAAAGATATGCCTACTGTAGTTAAAGGGCAAGGTGCTGTTAAGAATGAAGTTAATCCTTCTGCTCTTATTTCTTTTTTGCAAGATATAGATTATTATCAATCAGTTACAGTAGGATTAGAAAGAGTTAATGCGATGCCAGGACAAGGAGTTTCAAGTGTATTTAGTTTAGGAGATAGTTTCGGTACAGCTAGATCTTGTGTGTCAGCATGTGGTTATAGTTTAACTTATGTTACTCCCCAATCATGGAAAAAACATTTTAAATTAACTTCTGATAAAGAGATGTGTAGAGCTTTCGCTACTAGAATGTTTCCGCAAGCAGAACTTCATTTAAAGAAACATATTGATAGAGCAGAAGCATTATTAATCGCAAGATATTTATATGAAATTAAAGGTTAACAACAAGAGGAGGACAGTGATGTCAAAAGATAAGAAGGAGCCATGGTTTAAGTGGTATGAAAAACTATCGATGTACTTTGTTGGATTTGTGGTAATCGTTGGTTTAATTATCATAGGAGATATAAAAGACCAACGGGAAGTAAATGAAAAAAGAGAGGAGTGTTTAGTATTCTTAGAAAATAATCCAGAGCGATAAAGTAAAGTAATTTTAAGGTCAAAGTGATACCAACTTGGGAGGGTTGTTACCATGAGTAAACATTGAAAGAACATAGCTGTGAATGGATCGTTTCTAATAGCGATAACGATCATTAATTTCTTCGGAGGAGAAATGCCTATAGAGATCGTTCATGGTAAACAAAAAAGAAGAGGAAGAATAGTACACACAACTGCCGAGTATGAATTAAAAACTGGAGAAGAAGATTATGGGTAAAAGGTTAATTGAAGGAAGAGAAAAGTCAAAAGGTAAGAAATATAGCCACAGACCTCAACGAGCAACAAACACATATTATGATGAAAAAGCTAAGAAACATTACAGGAAAGCTGATGTTGAAAAATAATTTAATTATTTTTGTTTTAGGGGTTTACTTTTGCAATGAAGTAAGCTATAGTATAAACATTGCTTCATTGAGCAATATTTTAATAACTTATAACTTATAACAGGAGACTATAAAATGACTAACACTATAAAACTTACAGACAAAGAAGTTCAAGTTCTTACTTCAATATATAAAATGGCATTATCACAAAGTGGTTATACTGATGGAATTAGTAAAAAAGGCGACTTAGATGATTTAATAGAAGAGGTAAGAGTTTATATTGATGCATTAGACATTAGTATCATGCCAGCAACTAGACATATGTCTATGAAAAGTATTGGCGGTGTCTTAACTTCTTTACAATCAAAAGGATTAATATTTGCTGATGAATGTGTTGAAAGTGTAAAAGGTTTAATGCAGTTTGGTATAGAGCCAAGTGGAATAGAAGTTGTATTCAATAACATTCATTATTCATCAGAGATGGAAGTACCTGTAAGATGGGGAGATAAATAATGGTTAACAAATTAGAACTTACAGATATGGAATTACATGAGCTATACACTGATATGATTGGTACATTACAAGGTTATGTTGACTGTGACGAAAGAGGTGAGCATTACAAGGCAGCATTGAGAGTGTTTAGAAAAATAGAAAAAGTAGGAAATTATGAACCTACTGATTGGAGTAGATAATATGTTTGATACAGAAGATTATTTTATTATTGGTTGCACATTAGTTTGTGTTTTTATTTACATGCAATTTATAGGATTTTAATATGAATATTTTCTTTACAGACCGCAATCCTGTTCTGGCTGCTCAATCTCAGCCAGACAAGATGTTAGTTAAAATGGTATTAGAAACTGCTCAGATGTTATGCACTGCTCATAGAGTTTGTGATCCTGATGAGACCTGGCATGATGAGGTTGGGTTATATAAAATTGCTTTCAAAAATCATCCTTGCTCAGTTTGGGCAAGACAATCTGTAGGAAACTATCATTGGTTGTGTTTACATTTTCATGCTCTTTGTGATGAGTACAGATTAAGATATCAAAGAGTCCATGCTTGTGATAAAAAGTTTAGAAAACATTTTAATAATGTTTTATATGTTGCACCTAAAAATATAGCTCAATATTCTAGAACTCCTGTTGCTCAAGCTATGCCAGATGAATATAAAAATGATGATCCTGTAAAAGCATATAGAGATTATGTGATCAATGAAAAACATTATGCTGAATGGAACCATAATCGTAGTAAACCTGATTGGTGGAAGTAATGGAAACAACTGAGTTAGAAGAGAGAATTATGTTTGGTTGTACTATAAACGATTTAGATATGTTAGTAGAAGAATGCATATCAATTGAAGTTTTAATTCTTTCTATATTAACTCAAGCACAAGATGCCATGTTAGAAGGTAAATTAGAAGAAGCATCTCAATATATAAACAGAAGTAAATATATGTTACATGAGTTAGCTTCTTCTAAAATTGTAGAAATGTTTGTTGCTAATAGATTAAAAAATTAAGGAGGATGCGATGTCAGATAAAGAATATGAAATGACTAGAGAAGAGTACCTCGCTGATCAACATGAATATGATAAAGCGATGGATCATTTTGATAAAGATGGCTACTGTGAATTTTGTGGTCGTCATGCTGATGAAGGGATACATTATAAATGTTGGAAGTAAAAGAAGACGGTCTGGTAGCTAATTTATTTTCTACTCAAGTATACAAATTTACTAAATATAGTAAAGTGAGTGTTACTCCATTTGATTGCTCAAAAGAAGAGGAAGATCTATATAATAATGAAGGTAATTTTACCAGTTCAAATAATTATATTTTAGATTTACCTCATTATAAATTAATAAAAGACAGGATCATGGAAGGATTAAAGTTTTATGCATATGAAGTTTTGTATATGGATCCTTCTTATGAATTTTATATCACTCAATCTTGGCTTAACATAACTCGACCTCGTGGTTATCATCATCAACATCAACATGCTAATTCTATAATCAGCGGTATATATTATGTAGATTGTGGGGAAGGAGTTAATGAAAGTCAAACTACATTAATTAATACTAATTTTATAAATATTACAGGAAATCAAAATTGGTATTTTAAGAAAACAAAATACACTTCTCAAAATACTCAGGAGTGGATTATTCCTGGCAGCAATAATGACATAATTTATTTTCCTTCAACATTACAACATCATGTAGGAACAAATACAGCTAAAACAAATAGAAAGAGTTTATCTTTTAATACTTTTATAAGAGGAAAAATAGGAGATCAAAATTATTTAAGTGAATTGAAACTTTAAAGTTGCTTTTTAATTTTTTATGAACTATAGTAATTTTGATAACTAATAACATGGAGAGGGTGATGCAATTAAGACTATATCAATCAGAAGCATTTAGTAGTTGCATAAACGCATTAAATGAAGGTCATAACCCTGTACTTCAATTAGCCACAGGTACTGGTAAATCTCTAATCATTGCTGCTCTTTGTCAACATTACAGATCATTAAATAAAAAAGTATGGATGCTTACTCATGTTCAACAGTTAGTGAAGCAAAACGCAGAAGCATATAATAAATATACTGAGCAAGTAGCTGGTATAGTTTGTGCTGGATTAAATCGTAAAGATCTTGATAGAAGAGTTACCTTTGGAACTATTCAAAGTATGACAAATATTTTATCAGAAATAGATGAGCCTTCATTAATTATTATAGACGAAGCTCATAGAGTTCCTCACAATTTTGGAGAGCCTACTCTATATGAAACTATCTTAAGAAGATATCCCAATGCTCAGAGGGTAGCTATGACTGCTACACCATGGAGAATGGACAATGGTATTATTTATGGTGATGGGGAAGAGTTCTTCTTTGATAAATTAGCTTACAATTATCCTGTAACTCGTGCTGTAAGAGACGGATGGCTTTGTCCGTTAATAGGAGTAGAAAGTTCTATTCAATTAAATATGGAAAATGTTTCAGTAGGCAATGACTTTGTTCAAAAAGAAGCAGGAGAACTTGTCACTGAAGAATGGTTAGAGAATGTAGCTCTAACTATTGATGATTTAGCATCAGAAAGAAATCATTTAGCTGTTTATTGTCCTACTGTTAAATCTGCTAATTTAACATCTAAAGTTATCCAACAGGTAACTGGTCGTCAATCATCCGTCTTAACTGGAGATATGTCTCAAGATCAAAGAGATAAAGTTCTCTCCGACTTAAAAGATGGGACCATATCTGTATTATGCTCAGTAGATATGATCACTACTGGGTTCGATTTCCCTCCCTTAGATTGCATAATCTGTCTGCGTCCAACACTGTCATCCTCTTTGTGGGTTCAGATGCAAGGGAGGGGAACTAGATTACATGAAACTAAAAAGAATTGTTTAGTGTTAGATTTTGCTGGTAACCTTATACGATTAGGTGGAGTAGATATGTATGAGACATTCTTTAAAGAAAATGGAGAAGAAGTAGAAGCAGTCGCCAGTGCTCCTTATGTTCGTAAAGAGAGAAAGATCTACCCTGGTCTTACTACTCTCAATCCTATTGATCCGATGACAGGAAGAGATGCAGAAGATAATGCAATATTAGAACTTGATGCAATACATAAAGTTAATGCTGTTTCTATAAAAACTCGTAATAGTGATTTCCCTATGATGATGGTGACTTATACTTGCAGTACTCCAGAAAATGCTCGTATAGATGCTACTCTATTTATTAATACTGCAAGTCCGAAAGAAAAAGATTTTAACTTTTTTAAAGTTCGTAGATTAGCCACTCCTCTACCTAATGATGCTAAAAGAGTGTCTTATCAAATTAAAGATGCCATCTACCCAGCTAAAATTAAAGTAAGGAAGAATGGTAAATATTGGAATGTAGTAAGTGAAATGTTTGAAGCAGGAACATATTGATGGTTAAACCTCCTAAACATATTTGGGCAGTAGATACTGAAGGTCCCAAAACTTTAGATTATGCTTTAGCATATGCTAAATTAGGATGGTATGTCGTTCCTGTCTGGTCTGTTGATAAAAATGGAGACTGTCGATGTGGAAGACCTAACAACGAGCAAGGACATAAACCAGGTAAGCATCCCCAGGCAAACTTAGCACCTCATGGTCACCAGGATGCTACTATCAATGAAGACATTATAAAAGAATGGTGGTCTACTGATCCTGGTGCTGGTATCGGTATTAGTTTAGCTGACTCTGGTATGATTGCATTAGATATTGATCCGCAGAATGGAGGTCAGGAGTCATTAGATAAATTAGAAGCAGAGCATGGTGTATTACATTCAGACTGTGTAGCTAAAACTCAAGGAGGAGGTGAACACAGATTATTCAAAGCAGAACCAGGGAAGACTTACCCAGGTACTCTAGCTAAAGGATTAGATTTAAAACATCATGGATATATTTGTGTAGCTCCTACTCTTGGTCAAAGTGGAGATTATAAATGGCAAGCAGGGAGTTCTCCTCTGAGTAAATCTAACCCAGCGCAACCTTCTAGCTTACCATCTTTGATTAGCGATAAAGCTCGTACTCCTACTGAGTATTCTTTGATAGAGCAAGGAGGAACTCCTATCGCTACTGCTCAAACATTTGATGATCTTCGCTCAGCATTGAAACATGTAGATGCTGACGATTATACTACTTGGGTAAATGTAGGAACTGCTTTAAAACCTTACGGAGAAAATGGTTATAAAGTCTGGACTGAATGGTCTACTCGTAGTGATAAGTTTGATGCGTCTGCTCAAAGAAAAAAGTGGGAAAGAGATTTAGATCAGCCACACTCAATTACTTATCGTTCTATATTTAGGTTAGCTATTGATAACGGCTGGGTAGGAAGTAAGACGCAAGACTTTACAAGAATAGAAGAATTTTCACCTGATGATCATCCTCTCTCTTTGAAAGAAGCGCAACCTTCTGGTGCTGATGAAGTAACGATGTTTGAATACATCTTTGATAACTTCATGTCTACTGGAGTTAATGTTGTAGCTGGTGCTCCTGGTGTCGGTAAGACAACTCTTATCATTCCTCTAGCTTTAGCTACTGCTCATCTCTGTCCTGCAGACTTTGATTTAAAACCTAAAGTCCGGAGGAATGTTATCATAATTACTGAGTCTGTAGTCCAGGTGCAGAGAGTTATTTACTCTATGTTTAACTGGGGTTCTACTGGAATGAGAGCAGAAGACTTTAATGAAAGAGTGAGAGTTATACAGAGCCACAGACTAGACCCAAAGATAGTAGCACAAACTGCTGAAGAATATAAAGAGTGGACTGTAGATAATATAACTGCGGAAGGAGAAAATTATAAAGCATTACCTCTTGTTGTATTTGATACAGCTAATGCTGTCTTTGATTTAGAGAATGAAAATGATAATGCTCAAGTCGGTAGGGCTATGGCTTATATCAAAGAAGCATTCCTCTTCTTCCCTGTGATTATTGTCAGCCACACTGCCAAGATGCTCGGTTCTGGTGAGTCTGATTATCTATCACCCAGAGGTGCATCAGCATGGACTGGAGATGCTCATGGAGTTTACACAGTATTCAAAGATGGCGAAGATGTTTCTAGTCCTCGTGTTCTTAAAGCTACTAAGGTTCGCTTCCCTACTGAGTATCCTGAGTTAACATTTGATGTCGTTACTAATAAAGAAACTCATAAAGATGTCCTGGGATTTGATAGCGAGGTTTGGTTCATGCATTCTATCGCCAGGGTACTGCAAGTCGGTGAACGAGCACAACTGAAAGATGATATCAAAGAACAGAAAGAAAATGAACAGTGGGACAGAATATGCGACGACCTGGTAACACTTATCCGTAACGATCCTGGGAAGAGCCGTAGTTATTATGAGAGGATGCCTATCGCTGAGGGAGGAGTTAAAGCGA